ACTACTAAGGGCATCCAGGGGGCGACTAATCAAATTGTTATCGGCGATACTGCCGAATCTATCGGAGCTAATAGTGTCGTCCTAGGTAATGATTCCATTGTAACAACGGCTCTCAAGGGTAACGTAGGCATCGGTACGACGACACCAGTGGGGTTGTTCTCAGTAAAACCTCACGCTAGCTACCCAGGGCAAATGAGCATTGGTATGTCTGGAAATGGGAGCGTCGGCCCCTACCTCATATTCGGCCACTACAACAACACCAGCCTGACTTCCTCCTTTAAGCTGGGGAATAACAACTCCGGACAACTGAGCCTGTTGTCACCCAATAACACTGAACTGTTTACGGCGAGCAACAGCGGGGTGAACTTTCTTAGGATTAGAGTCGATAGTTACGGGGCGTTATATCAACCATCAATTCAGTTAACAAGTAATGCATCCGGGGTAATCGGACTCTACGTTCCCGGAGGGACGGGGGCCCAGAATCTAGGATTTATTACTTCTAGTCTAGAACGCGCCAGATTCGACGGCGCTGGGAATTTCGGCATCGGCACCACAACGCCAGGCCACGTTCTTGATGTAGTCGGCTCCGTTAATGTAGATTCAGCTAGCTCTTATAAGAAGGATGGCACAACGATCTTAGACTATGACGCTACGCTGTTTAATGTCGCTGTGGGCGAAGGAGCATTAGCGAGTGCGTCGCTGACTGGCACATATAACGTAGCTATCGGATACCAGAGCCTTTACCTTAACACAACAGGCAGTAGCAACATAGCCAGCGGGTACCGGAGCCTTTACCTTAACACAACAGGCAGTAACAACATAGCCAGCGGATACCATAGCCTCTACGCTAACACAACAGGTAGTAGCAACATAGCTAGCGGATACCAGAGCCTTAAATCTAACACAACAGGCAATCAGAACACAGCCACCGGTACCAATAGCCTTTACGCTAACACAACAGGTATTAACAATGTAGCCAGCGGATCCCATAGCCTTTACTCTAACACAACAGGCGGCCACAATACAGCCAGCGGATTCCGGAGCCTTTACTCTAACACAATAGGCGGCCACAATACAGCCAGCGGCGCCTATAGCCTTTACGCTAACACAACAGGCAATTATAATGTAGCCAGCGGCGCATATAGCCTTCGCTATAACACAACAGGTAGTAGCAACGTAGCCAGCGGCTACTATAGCCTTTATCAGAACACAACAGGTGGTAGCAACACAGCCAGCGGCTATCAGAGCCTTATCAGTAACACAACAGGTGGTAGCAACACAGCCACCGGGAGCCAGAACCTTTTCTATAACACAACTGGTAGTATCAACACAGCCACCGGGAGATCTAACCTTTATCAGAACACAACAGGCGGTTATAACATAGCCACTGGATACCAGAACCTCTTCTCTAACACAACAGGCGGCTACAATACAGCCAGTGGGATGCGGAGCCTTTTTAGTAACACAACAGGTAATTACAACATAGCCACCGGCACCACTAGCCTTTACTCTAACACAACAGGTAATTACAACATAGCTAGCGGATACCAGAGCCTTTACTATAACACAACAGGCACCTACAACACAGCCAGCGGTATAGAGAGCCTTTACTCTAACACAACAGGTAGTTACAACATAGCCAACGGATATCAAGCTGGTCGTTTCCAAGCAGACGGTACCACAGCCTTAACTGTCGCCGATGACTCAATCTTCATTGGCAAAGACACCCGGGGTGTTGATAGCGCCACTAACCAGATCGTCATTGGTGACACTGCTATAGGGCTAGGGTCTAATACAGTGGTTCTAGGAGCCGATACGATCACCACTACAGCGCTCAAGGGCGACGTGGGAATTGGCACCACAACACCGAGTGAAAAACTTGACGTCGTTGGAAATATCACGGCATCGGGAACCGTCAAAACGACTCCTACCACTGTTGCTTTACTACCTGCAGCAGCAACAGCAGGCGCGGGGGCAAGAACCTTTGTTACTGATTCAGCTAACACGCTAGCTAGCCATCACGGTCAGACTGTTGCGGGTGGTGGTAGTGATTTTGTACCAGTCTTTAGCGACGGAACTAACTGGATTATCGGGTAACATTGTATAAATATGCCTAACACTATTGCAAGATCCCCGGTTGTTATGGACTCTAAAAATAAAGACGAAAATCATACAATAAGTATAGTCTCAAATATAAAGTAATTGGCTTGTTTATTTTATATATCAACCACCACACTATAAATAATAATATAATATGCCAGGTATAAAAATTAGCGATTTAGTTGTGGCACCTGTAATTGCCGGGGATATTGTAATCACTCAGCGTGGTAGTGCGAATTATGGTGGTACTCTTGGTAATCAGATTACCGCTATTGAATCATTAATAGAGGCTTTTCAAAGCGATACATCAACTGCGGCACTCAGCATTAAGGTCGACCAAAATAATATATACACAAATTCAACAGCATCTATATTGTTTGACAACAATAACGGAACAACTGTTGGTCGTATATTATGGGATGAGACGTCATCGACATTTAATTTAGGTTATGGTGCAAACAGTCACTTAACTATTAAATCCAGCGGCAACGTCGGCATCGGCACAACGACACCCACCGCAGCACTGCAGGTTGTCGGGAATGTCCATGCGGGGCTGAGTACCACAGGGACTAATTGTAACTTTATCGGCTCGGGTGCGGGAGAAAGTAATAGTGGACATAATAGCTCTGGGTTCGGGTACCAGTCGCTCCGGAACAATACCGGAGACCACAACACCGCTAGCGGCTACTATTCGCTCCGCGGCAACACCGGAAATTACAACACCGCTAGCGGCAACTGGTCACTCTACGGCAACACCGGAGCCAACAACACGGCTAGCGGTTACGTGTCGCTTCTCAATAACACTGGGAGCGGCAATACCGCAACCGGGCGACAGGCCCTGCAGGCCAACACAGGGGACAATAACACAGCGGCCGGATATTTGGCCCTTTATCTTAACATTGGATCATCCAACACCGCTAGCGGCTACAATTCAGGCCGCTTCCAGTCAGGTGGCACTACCAGCCTGACGACAGCGTCTAATTCTGTCTTTATTGGAGCGACGACTAAAGGCGTTCAAGGGGCCGCTAACCAGTTGGTGCTCGGATATGCTGCCGAATCTCTTGGGGCCAACACTGTCGTCCTAGGTAATGACTCTATTGTCACTACAGCTCTCAAGGGAAATGTCGGTATCGGTACGGTCATCCCGACGCATGACCTGGAGATCGAGACAACGAAGATTAGCTCGACCCGGTTCAAAAACGTTACCCCAACTAGTGCACTAGTTAGTAGGTTTCATAATTCGGCGGATGATGGTCTGAGCCTCACCGTTTACGGGCCCACGTATGCTGTCGGGTCGATTGGGAACGTAGGGCCTGGGGGAGCTGCTGTAGTAAATACCGGAGGGGCGCTCGCCATTGGGACCCGGGATGCAGGGGACGTGCACCTCTTGTCTAACGATACAATCAGGATGACCATGGTCAGCGGTGGTAACGTCGGCATCGGGACGAACAGTCCTGCCGCCGCTTTGCATGTCGTGTCCGGGACGGACAACGTCAATACCCTGCTCCTATCTGACATCACAGCCGATGCCTCGATCAAAGACGGGTTCGTGACTTCGCAGCACTACACGAATGCTCAAGAACCTATCGCTATGATTCAGGGGCGTGCGGAGTCTGGCGCCAACCGCATCCTCATTGGTGGATCGCACTCGGCCTATAACACTGCGACCTCGATCGAGCTTTATACTGCCGCAACGTCTACGACCACGAACGAGGTCGAGCGTATGCGGATCACAAGTGCCGGCAACGTCGGCATCGGTACGACCTCGCCCTCAGTACCCCTGCACGTCACATTGGGAGCCGAAGTAGGGATAGCAGCTGCTGGTGAGATTGCGATGTTCCAGAATGGGGGCACCACGACAGATAATGCTGATATAACGTTGTTGTCGGGAAATATCGGCCGTTCTAGGATTAACCTAGGTGACACAGGGGATAGGGACGCTGGATATATTAACTTTGATCACACAACGGATAATCTGCACTTTGGTCACGTCGGAACACAAGATGATCTGACGATCGACTCATCAGGCAACGTCGGCATCGGCACAACGACACCAGGGGCTGAGTTGGACGTTGCCGGTGGTATTATAACAACTAGCGGGGTTGCGACAACAGGCAACCGGCTTAGATTGACCAACCCAGGAGGAGGCAGCACTGGAGGCAGTAGTACCCAAGTTGGAGCTATTAAAGTAACCTTACCTGTGACCTGGACTAGAACCATGCTTAGGATGACCATCAAGGTGTATGATTTTGCAACTAACGAATCCTTTACTGTTGTGTGTGGGGGGTACACTTACGCACCCACCACCCAATGGCTCAATCATTTTGCATACATAGAATCTGCTGCAAGTAAAGATACTAATTTTACAGTTAGATTTGGCCATGATGGCACAAAATGCTGCATCTATATAGGCGAATTAACTTCGGTTTGGAGACATCCACACGTGTATGTGACTGAAGTAGAAGCTGGTTATTTGGGCTACGATGCCGCAAACTGGCAAGATGGTTGGGCTGTGGGATTTGAGGCCAGCGCTTTTGGAGCGGTTACTAAAACCCAAACAGATACTCAGATAAACAATTGGTCTCGGAGCGGGCAGGATGTTCACTTCTCGTCTGGCACCGGCAACGTCGGCATCGGCACGACGACACCAAACGCCAGCGCGGCCCTAGACGTCTCCTCGACGACTAAAGCCTTTCTGCCGCCTCGCATGACCACGACGCAGAAGAATGCTATTGCGTCACCAGCGGCGGGCATGGTAGTCTACGATACAACCCTGAGTAAGCTCGCTGTCTATACGGGCTCGGCTTGGGAAACAATTACGAGCGCTTAATCACACACACAATCTTATGTCAACAACCATTACATTACAAGACAAGCCCGCTGCTCCAGTGGAATTAACTGAAGATCAACGTACGGCCAAGCAGCTGCTAAGCGATTCTGACCTCGCGTTGAACCGTCTCGCCGCGTCCGTCCAATCGGGCTTCGAGCTTCTATGGGGCACGAAGGAGAACCCGAAATCTAAAGAAGCAGCGCAAGCCGCCTTGACCGCACTAGGTGAAGACGTTGCTCCCCTATTCACGAGGCATGCCGCCATGGTCGCCTTTCTGGCAACTGAGGGTATGGCGACGTTCGAGCCTTGGGAGACTGTCACGGCCTATGTTGTGGGAGAAGATGGATTGCTAGGTGATCTTGCTCCTGAGTGGGCTCCTGTCATCTAACTCGCGCCATTACTACCCGAGGTACCCATCACATGTGTTTTAATGTACGCTCTCTAAAGCTCTCTAAAGATATATTCCACGGTATACTATCATATTAAAACATAAAAAAGCGTAGACAACCTAGGTTGTCTACGCTTTATATGGGTATATGTTAATTAGCTACCGTCGTCATCGGCGACAGCTGTGATAGGTGAGTTACCTAGTTTTTGTTGAGCCTGTTTAACAGCTGCAATAATTCGATCTTGAATGGGAAGAGCCACACGAGCAACCGGAGAGCCTTTCTGTTTAATACCCTCTTCTAAACACTCTACGACGAGTGCAGCTTCCGGATTATCTTGTGATGCGTTTAGAGTAATTGTAATGTCTGACATATGTAATATTACTTACATAAATCTCGTTATAATGCAACGGTATTTATTTAAAGAAGTCCTAGAACTACTTTTCGACGAACTTCAGGCCCAGTTACGTGGTGACCTGATTGAGATAAAGTAATAGAACCGTCAGTACCACCAACAGGGATGGTATATAAAGCGGTATAACGATCTGTATTAGTAACAGCTATTGTTGCACCTGCAGATAGTCTGCATTGAATAACTGTATTAGTCCCACCATGGGGTGAGTATAAAGTAATTGATGAGAGGGGGCCAAGTGCTGTATCAGGTTGTTCATCAAACAATATACCCACAACGTCACTACCGTTAAGTGTGCCTGTTGTACTACTAGCACTAAGAACAACCTGATTTGATGTACCACTTAAAGAGTAGCTCAACGGGGCTGGTGAACCGTATTTCGACGCATCGTATACACCAGCATTAAAAGAATAGATATCTGCCATATTATTATTTATGGTATTATATAAACATTTTTAATATAATATACCAAAAAAAAGCCTAACGGCCCGAAGGCCGTTAGGCTAAAGTTGTTAATTTCTATTTTAGAAATATACAGATTGACTACTAGGAGTAAATGCTGTACCGAGACCTTGAACAATAACAACATGGTAGTAGAGATTAGCACCAAAGATGTTATCAACTACGCCGTAACGGGTAAGCAACCCGACGCGTGGTGAGAAATCATTTGGACCAATTGTTCTCTGAACCATGACTGGAATGTAAGGACAATAGATGATACCTGTATCATAAAACTCTGGACCCTTGTAACCAAGGAGAGCATATTCAACACCGGTGGTTTTAGCACCACCAGGACCATTACCATACTTAGATGACTGATCATATGTACCTGCGTTGGCATAACCAACTTCAGTACGGGTATCACGGTAAACACTAAACCTACCACCAAGTGAACCAATCTTAGCAATACCAACAGGTTGCGTATTAACGTCACCTTGGACTTGTACCCACTGAAATTCAGGGAGCATTTCCAAGATAGCGCAAACACGTGGTGTAGCTACAACAAAGTTAGCAGCACCGCGCCTGTTACGTACAGCGATTCGATTGGCCTCAATGATTAGTTTCTGATAGAAATCACGATTACGTTCAACGAGCCAACGCCCATCAGCAGATGCAGGATGCCAGATAGAGTATCCAGCACCGGCGCCTGCGCCAAGAGCAGATTGAATCATTCTCATGAGCATTTCACGGTCAATCTCAGCTTGGATCTCATATGACATAGCATTTGTGATCTCAGCATCGACGTCGATACCGTTCATGTTCTTGAGGTCTTGTTCTAGTTCAACAGACCAACGGGCGCCCAACCTACGGGTACCAGCTTCAACGGCTGTTTTCTCGAATTTAACTTCAACTTGCGGAATGTTACCTGTAATCTCAAAGTTCTTGAGAATCTCAGCAACACCACCGTCTTGAGCAGCAAAATCCCAAACACCCGCCGCACCACTTAAAGCAGTGGAGGATGCACCAGTGAACCTTGTGTCAAGCAGTTGATAACCAAGCTCATCGTTATAATCCGGAGCAACGTTATCAGCGTTACCGCCGTAGGTTCCTCCCGCATTCCAGTTCGAACCTTCACCGCCACCAGTTGCTCCACCATCAATACCACTACCGAGATCTGCACCTTGGTAGGAGTAACGTAGAGCAAAAGCTAGACCAACAGGACCGGACATGGGCTGAACACCAACAATATCGTTGGAGATGAGCTCAGGGAACGTACGTCGTATCATAGGGATAAGTACTTTTGGGAGACGAGCATCGCCTGAAGCATAATTATCAGAGGAGTTGGGGGTATTGGGATTATAAAGCCCTCCACCACCTAGGGACCCATCCTGCCCGGCTGTGTTTCCTTCTTCAACACACCATTTCTCTTGATTTTCAAGAAGAATTGCTGTGTTGAGACGGACTGTGTCGTCTTCAATAGACTTAACGCTATCAGATGAATAATCTAGAACAGGTGCCCATTTCTCTAAGAGAGTATCGGCTCTGTTCTTATCAATAAAAGATTGTGGTTTATTCATAATTTTTTGTTTCCTTTCTTTTTTTTCGACCTTCATGGAGTCATGCTCCAGGATATTCAGGCATTTAAATGCCTCATTGTTCAGTGAGAAATTATTTCATTCGCTGTAGACCTTCTAGATACGGGTTTGCTACCTCTCTAGGCTGTTGAGGACTTAGTCGCTTAGGTACATCAGCTTTAACTTGTCGTTGTGAATAAGCCTCTTCTTTAATGACTTTCAGTCTTTCGCTTGATTTTTTATCAAACAATCTAGCTGTATAGTCGAAATTCTCTTCAATAAATTCAGGTGATTTATCATGTAAAATCTTGTGGAGATATTGAGCTTTCTTTTCTGGGAGACCTGATGTCCTAGTCTCTAGCAGTAGATCTGTTTTAGTCTTGTTATAAGCTTCTTTAATAATAACGTTTTCACGTTCAGCTTTTTCTAATTTATCAGATAGGTGAGTGATTTGCGCCTTCCCATCAACTACAGCGTCTTTAACTGACTCGCTCATCAACGATGAATCTACAGCTAATACTTTGCGGAGATTAGTAAGAACTTCCATAGCGGTCCGATTTTGAGTTGCTTCTAAAATCTCTTTCTGTGGAATTGATTCATCAATATACTCTTCGAGATAGTTTGAAATCGATTCAACTAGTGTAGTTTTAAAATCCTTTGCAGATCCATGTAACTCTTTCTCATATCTGTTGATTACTTTGACTAATTTCTTAGAATTGCCAAGATCAACTGATTCCACAACCCGGTTGAGTTTCTGTGAATGATCTTTATCAATTGCGGAAACTAATTCATTGAGTTTTTTGGCATAAAGGTCGTCTTGTTCGGTAAGTGCTGCTTCAACAGAGAGTGATAATTTTTCTCTAATGGCGCTCTCAACAGATGCAATCGAATCTTCAGTCAAGACCTCTTTAACGCTTTCTGGTAGGATTGTTTTTCTAGTCATTTTTAAAAAGTGGTTGTTCTGTTGCACCATTAACTCTATCTACTAATTTAGTTTCAACAGCGCTCTTTAAATATTTATGTGCACTAGCGTAATTTTTATCAGAAATTGCTGATATAAAATGACTTAGTTTAGTATTCATAGAAACCTCTTCATCTTCTTCTCCGGTGATCTCTTCTTTCCCCGTTTTTCGAACCTTTTTATTGTGTTTCCGCTTTTGTTGCTTATTGGTATGTTTATTATAATCAACTTTTACGTTATCTTTTTTTGATCTAGGCATACTAAATTATATTTATACCTTAAAGGTTGTTTATGAAGGATAAAAACCGCTCTCTTAGATATTCATCTACACCTTTTTTAGGTAGGTTAGAAATACTCTCTTCAAATTTATCGTATATTTCCTCATACACCCCGTTTTCCGCTAAGACCCATTGTTTAGATTCTAATATACCATTAACAAACGCAGAGGAATATGAAGGATCAGCCACACAATCAATAGCAACCAACTTTAAATTGTTCACTTGATTATAATCTACCTTTTCTTCAAGGGTACCAAGTGCTCTTGAAGACATGCCAATTTTAACACCATCATTAATTAAGGATCGTACAACTTGGCCACATGGAGTGGTTAGTACCTTAGACTTGCCATAAAATACATTACCATCTTGTGTAATTTCAGTAACTATATGGCATGCCCGTTCTAAATCTACATCAGCGGATGATGGGTGGTTGAGTTCTCCCATCGCGCGCCCGGGCTTAATCATCTCTTCATTATATCTCTGAACTTCACGTTCAAGCTCATTGAGTGGGTAATATCTATTATTCCTATTAACACCCTCTGCCATCATATATGGCCCCTTTATATACAGGTTAGATGGTGTATTTTTATTTGTCTCTTCTTCAATAATTTCAAACTGATCCGCAATATCAGGATTTTCTACAACCAAATTTAGTTTTAGAGCCATATATATGTATTTATACTATACTGCACATTTATTGCACTATAATATTATTTAATTACCTAGACATTGTAATACTATAATACTGTGTTCTATAGTAAAGGAGACCTGTACCAGAAGTTGTTTTAGCGCTCACTTGCTCAGAATTTGTAACACCTCTTATAGTTACAACATCATTATCATCAAGTACCAAGCCATTCGAAGCACCTGCGTGATTCGAGTCATATATAGATACCTCCTGCCCGGATTTGTTATATATAATAACTTCTGAACAAACCTGAGAAGATAGGCCTACAAGAGCTGTTGTTAGTGGTTGATTATATGACCTACACTCATTAACGTTAATGTATGTAGAGCCAAAATTATCAGTATAGTTTACAGGCATATTATTATTTATTTAGTTAAGGTCTTTTTCTGTTAAAATTATAAATTCATAGCCCTTTTTCAGACTATACTTCTTAGCAGCTTCCCATTTAGCTGTATTAATTACATAAGCCCGTTGTTCATATATCAGATGAGACCTCTTTTTATATTTTGTTGTCGGCTTTTTTGTCTGTCTAGATGGTTTAATCTCTATTAGATATTTTTTAATATGTGTACCTTCTTTAATTACAACATAATTGTCTACAAAATACCTATGTATCTTGTTATCTAACGGGCTATAGTATGGTACTACGATATTTTCACTCCCCCATTTAATTACGTTTTCATTTAAATCACAGAACCTAAAAAATTTAAGCTCCAGTCCAGACCTAAAAACAGCCTTGGTTCCAATAAATTTATTTGGATTTGTAGGTGTAAAAATACCCTGCCTGTATTTTTTGGATGCCATTCTATTAATAAGTAATTAAAACTAACCGACAAGAAATTCAACTGGGTCACCATCCCCAAATCCTGCTGATGCACCTTCCAGCAACTTTGTTTCTAAAGCCTCTTTTCGAGTTAGCCCTTCATTAATCATATCATAGTTTAAAGTACCACCCCCTAAGAGATTTACACCAGTAAACTTACCTCTCACTCTACCAATAGTAACCATAGTTAGTGCTAATACATACTCATATACCCACTGCTCTTTAATTATATCACGAATAGGTCGTTCCACATAGCTTGATATTACACCATAGAACCTACTATTGGGTTTAGGTTGAGGATACATCTGCATGTATTGTGTTCGAGGATCAAATTTAAGATCCCTTCTAGTAGCTAATACTTTCTCACGAGTATCAATCCACTCCTTTAATGTGTACCAAGATACCAGATCGAACCCATAGTTACCCATAGCGTAAGAAAAATATGTTTGCTGAGCCATTGTTTGCTCCAGCGTGAATAGAGTATTAATGCCACTAGATGAACCTTCTTCAAAATCTGTTACATCAACAACCTTTCTATAGTCCATTACATCATAATCGAATACATTTTGAAATGTTATAGCTTCAGATGATATTCCTTGATATGATAACGTCTTTCTTACATTCTCAGTAAAGTTAGCGGTTAATGATTGATTGAATGATGTAATTGATCCATATAATGTACTATCGAACACCTCAAACTGAGCTATACCGTCAGAAAATGTAGCAGATAAAGCTGATGAACTAGAAAATTGTGTTCCTTGTACACTAGATGTTGTAACAAAAATGGTCTCTGGTGTTTCACCATAAAACTGTGAACCAGGACCTAGAGGGTTTGTGCCGGCTACCTTCTGTGCGTTGGTCTCTAAGTCAGTATTTGCTAATGTATATAACAGATCAAGCCTAATACCTCTTTTATGTTCATATAAGTTTGAATCAAAAATTAAATATTCTTGAGTAAAACCTGCATATTTAGTAAAATACTCTACCGCAATTTGTATATTTTCTCGAAGTTGGTCAGTATGAATTTCGAGCGAGATTAGCGGCCAGCCTAAAGACCTCTTAACCCTATCACCCAGTCTATCATAGGTGTCTATCTTATTATTAAGGTTTGTTGATAAAAAAGCAGATAGGGGTGTTATTTCACAAACAGCTGGCATGAGTATATTTATTCAAATTTGTGTTATATACTGAATAATTATTACTCTATAGGCTCTACATCAACCGGCTCTTCATCTATTTCTAATTCAACATCTCCCTCTGCAGCTGGACCACCACCGAATTCAGGTATACCCTCCAAACCACCTCCACCTCCTAGATCACCACCCATATCTTCACCTTCAGTAGCACCTAAATTACCTGCTGCTAGCTGCTCTTTCCATGCAGGGCCGGCTGCTTGAATTTGCGATAGCTCCCATTGCATCTCTGCATCTTTTCTAAGAAACTCTCTATTTGCAAGTATGTCTCTATCCTTCCATCCAAGATATTTCTTCTGCGCATATGTAGCGCTTACAAATTCATTTGATGCTAAGTTGTTAAAGTTAGTAGCTTTAAGTTCTAACCGCTGACTCTCTCTGAGTTCGAAAAAATTTGTAGGGACATTAAAAATTATATCGAAATTTGTTTCACTAAGATCATACTTATCCCACATATTTCTTAATTTAAGGTGGGTAATAAATCCTTTCTTAATACCGGCAGCGAAACGTTGCTGCTGTCGTATAACAAATTTAGCAAATTTTAACTCTTCTCGTAACGTGGTTGATGTATCGACTGTGCGATCTTCTGGATCGATTCTGGTGGTGGGTACCTTTAATGCTTTATAAAGTTTCTTAATAAAATACATTAGATCGGCTAACTCGCCTAGGTTCGCACCACCTGGTAATTGTGTTACAGATGTACCTTCAGATCCTTGTCTTTTGGCGAACCAAAATGCATCAAGCATGGATTGAGGGTTAAACTTTTTAACCACGTCACTTTGATCCATATCAAATGTTTTTCTAGACCAGTAATTTTGTATAAGCTTTCTAAGATACGCTTCGGCCTTTGGTGGTGCCATGTTACCGACATCAACATTGAACACCAATCGCTCCGGAGCGCGCACAAGTCTGTAAATAACAATAGCGTCCTCAATTAATGATAACTGTCGGAACGGTCTACGAGCGTTTTCTAAAAATGGTGTAACAAATTCTTTTGTTTCGTTATAAACACCTGAATTAATATATACGATTTGATTTGAATCCATAGGGATAAAATCATACCGTTCAACTTTATTTGGTTGAGTCTCACTAAAGATAGGTTTTTTGTAAATATAACCTTTAACAAGCATATTTTGTATATTATTGTATACCGGGTCTATAAGCTCTGCCGGCAAATTTATCGACCCTAATACACCTTCATGAGTATATTCATCATGCAAAATAAGCTCAAAAAATACTTCACCTTCAATTAAAAGCTGTCTAAAATACTGCCAACCTTTTTGTTTAAGGTCGAATAAATCTATAAACTTATAAAATTCATCTTCAACATTTTTTTTATCAGCAACATCTAAATCAATATTCTCAAAATTAATTTTAGCTATTTCACCTACATCATTTTCGTTAATAGTTTCGTCACATATTTCATCTAAAGCTTCAGCAACCTCCGAGTAAGCGGATATAATTCGATAGTCTCTAACACGACCAGTTTTATCCTCCTGCAGGTTTGCATACATTATGTCTGCGAAGGACGAGTCCTTACCAAACTCACCGATCGCTACATTATTATAACTATTCGAAGATGAGACAGATGTTTTCGCTAAAGCTTCTGCGCGACGACCTCCCGTTTTATTAAAATATTTATATTTGGGATTTAGACTATCATCATCCTTAACGGTGTTGGTATATGGCAGCCTGTTCTGTATATATTGAACTAGATTTCTACCGAATGTAGAAGATTTACCATCGTTACTCACGTAAGAACGATTTTGATTAGGAGATGTATCTGCCATTGTATGTTATAATGTTATTTATTCTGCGGTAAAGTATAAACCACTTATACTACTCGACGATCCCCATCCAGCTGGATTTTTAACTATAATATCAAAATTTCCGGAGCCGGATAGGTAAGGTATATTTATTGTTAACACCTCATCATTTAGTATTTTATAGTTATTTGGATCAACAACAAATCCGGAGACCGGTCCCGTATATGTTGTGTCTATAGCTGTAAAATTATTTGTTAATGATGTGTTGTTTGCACTCAATAAGATGAGATCTGTTTTGAGAAAATTCGTACCGAGTATATTATAATTATACATATTATACGCAGACACGTGCTTATTCAATGTTATAGGATTGATAACATCTAAAACTGTGCCGGTTGTAGTATGGTATATATTTGTAATACTAGGTATCGCTGATAGTATAAATGTGTCTATATCACACTCTGCTGTTAGACTATTAAAAAAGTTTTCATAATCTAGGGTGGTCAGCGGTTGTGTTAAATTATAATTTTTGGATGAATTAATAAAGTTTTGCTCAATAAAGTAAATTGGTGCAGAGGCTGTATTTTTATTTCTAAATAACCAACCCTTTATTGTAAAGTTGGTATCTGCAACAACTCTGAATTTATCTGTGTAGGTTAGGTCTGTAGGTTGATTTAATGATATGCTTTGGCTCCATTCAACTTCAGTTCTAATTTCTACAGTATCACCTGTTTCAGATGGCTCTTTCCACGCTATGATAATATATGGATTTGAATACGGAACAAAATTTGTTAATATTTGCTCCATATCCTGCATATATCTAGATATTATTGAAAAATTAACCTCCAAATTAATAGGTACAGGCATCCGTATTTCTGTACTATCTGTAGAATTTGTGTAGTTGTATATGTTATTAATCTTATTAAACACCCTGTCTTTATCATATGATACAGATGTTAGATCTATAGCAACTACTGGTAAAGTAAGGTTTTGTGCTTTGTTAACAATGTCATACATCACTCGCTGTTTAGGCGCAAAAACATACCTAACTTCGACATTTTGTCGAGCATTATTATTTTTATCGTATCTCTTAATGACTGTATCATCAAATGCTGCCACAAATTGTGTAAGCATATCTTTGATTTCAAACGAATATGTATAGTTTTTGATACATATATTTATTACAAAAATCTCTCAATAAAATATTTTGGTAATTTATGCCTATTTTTAATGATATTTTCTGTAATTGCACCGTCTAAAATATAAGTTATACAATAGTCTTTCTTCGATCTAATACCCCTACCGCATGATTGAATTAAGGTACAGAGCATTTTATTTTGATACCAATTAAAATTATCCTTCATTAACCTCTCAATTCTAACATCCTTAGTTGGTAGAAAGGGAGCCTTAACAATAATTTGAAACCGAGCTAAATCATCCTTTAAATCTACCCCAAATGTCATTGATGGTGATATGAGAACAGTTGGGTCATCTGTTGAAGTATGTTGTTCTAAGATATCCTCATTTCTCACTCCAGGTTCCCGAATTAAGAACCTGTCTGATGTTAATTCGTTCGCTATACCTTTGGTAATAGTATTATTATGTGTATGTATAATGCCCTTATCATTTTTATGGTGATCACATATTTCTACGATCTGCTTTATAACTTTAGGTAAATTATTTTTAAGATTATAATAATTTAATTTAAATTTAGTGTTACAAACGATAGGTGCATTTTTAGGCTCAAATGTAGATTCAGCCTCCACATATTTAAAGTTATCAATACCGAGTGATTTGCAAAAATTGTCGGGGTCAATAATTGTAGCTGACATCAATATAACACCATCCGCATAATCAAACAGCTTGTGGGCTAGCTTATTTACCTTAAGTGGCATAAAGGTTACCCCCTCACGATCTCTATCAAAGACATATTCTGACTCGCTCCATGATTCTATAACGAGGTTAATCCTACTATGAATGTTGCGAAGTCTAATTATCTCACCCTTGAGGTCAATTAACATCCGCTTATTTGATGTACCTTTTTTGGCTATTAATAAATCCTTAATATTATTAATTCTTTCATTGATATTTGCAGATAAGGTATTTAACCATTTATAGCCATCCGTCCTACTAGTATAGGGTGTGTAATCGATATTAGAACTTTTAATAACTTTATATTCTACTTTACATGAGAACTCCTTAACTAACTGATCTTCAAGTTCTGAGGCTTCATCACATATTAAAAACTGTCTCTTCTTAAGGTGTTCTGGTAAAGCGAAGAACATACTATAATTAAGCGTATTAAACTGTGCAGTTAGTGTAGTATTTCTCTGCTCATAATATGGGCAGCATTTTTTTGCCCAACACTCCTCTTTTATTTTTGGTAAGTGTAAGCAAGGAGCTACTTCAACCGAAAAGTTAGGATCTATCGCACATTGATAATTTGATTTACCTTTAAGAACTTCAACATCATTAAAAAGCTCTTTATATTGATCCTGAAGAGATTTGGTAATTGTTAAGGCAGTACAACCAAATGATGGCTCTTCTTCACACTCATCACTATGTACGTATCCTCCACCATGCATCTGCCTATAGGCAAGATATGAAGTAATTACATCTCTAAAATTATTAGAACATTTTTTCGATATGTTACCTACAGTCTTCGAAATGAATGATTTACCACTCCCAGTCGGCGCATTACACACCACAAACTTATAACCATCATTAAATGCTTTATCTATACAACTAAGAAGCTCAACTTGTTGAGAATTAGGAGTATACTTAGGCGGGAAATGAGTTAATATATTAGGTATCACATATACATTATATGCCCTACTCTGCAGAAGTCAATATGTATACGAAATTATTATACAATTTAGATGTTTGTGATAGATCTAGAAACTTTGACTGTAATATTAGATCACTATCTTTTAAAAACGAGCTCAATTTATAATTAAACACTGTTATATTATCTATTTTTTCAACATTAAATGGGTATGGCATCTCGTACATTTTGAGATGACCATCTACTTCAATCATAAATCTAATATAATGTTGCTTTATTTGAAATATTTTAAATTTACCTTTCTTAAGAATCTTCTTATCTGTTCTTATTACAATATTTGATAATAGAAAGGGTTTAACATAATTAGCTACATTTTCTAGACAGTTATTCATGTGTTCATAAAGTTTGCTTTTTGGTCACCGGACATTGGATATATATTATCATTAAAATATGTCCAAAATTCCTCTGATACCGGTATCTTTTCAATTAAATCGCATTGACCCATATTAATATTCCTATAATTCTGCATTAATATGTCCCACACATTAATAATGTTATCTTTAGCTTCATTAATTTGTGATGGGCGTGTAGGGGGCTTATAGTTAAGTGTAATTCTACCATTTGTAGAATTTAATAAACTATATGATTTTGTACAAAGCATGCGCCTGGTTGGTGGTGCACCTGCTTTGGGTATCTTTCTAACAAATCGAATATCACATACATTTGATAGAAGTATACTATCAAGAGTTGATCTTTGTACTATCACTTTTTAATTTACAAATACCAAACAGCCTATCCTCATTTAAAAAGATACCTTTCTTAACCTTCCCGATACCTTCAACATCAATATTTGCTACAGTAACTCCTAGGTTATTTGGAAAGATTACAATATCACCCACTTTAGCAGTTACAACTTTAGGACCTGCTAGTAGGATTTTAGCTTTACGCCAGGCTCGAGTAATAGCATTTGTTGGTACTACAATACCATTCCTCTCAATTTCACCTTCTTCCGTCTCATCAATATATTCTACTAGTAGAATATCATCAAAAATGGCAGACAATTCAAAGTCATCAGTAAGACCTACATCACCAGTACTATTCGGTGATAGATCAATTAAATGCTTTTCCGGTGTTAATTTATTAATATCTGCAGGCATATAAATTATATATACCGACACTGCAGAATATCAAGTCAGTTCATTTAAATATTGTTGCAACTCCCTAACCGAAATTTGGTTATTACTAGCAATAAGTGCTAGATTATCAGTCTCTTCAGTTACAGCTTTTTTATTTTTCTTAATGTACTGTATACGTTTGAATTTAAGTCTAGGTATCAGGTAGTAGTATAGCTTATACATTTCCTGCTTACTTTCAAACAATGAGTGAAACTTATTTAAAGTCTCATTTGTAAAATTTACAGTATCTTTCCCGTAAAATGATAACCACCTATTAAAGAGAAATGGTACAAAGCTCTGCTCACCTTCTAGATCTAATACACCTGCGTCATCTTTTTTAGAAAAGAAAAGCTTATTTTGTGTTTGGAAGAAATTCATTATACCAAAATTTTCGACGTCGCGACCCACTGATCCAACACTTCATTATTGAAATAATTAATTACAGATGTCATAAATGATTCAATTTGAGTATCGCTTAAATGTGTCGAATATGCAAATCCCGGAGCTTTTCTACCAGCGTTAATATTAATACCAGTATGCCCGAGAGCTACGCTATCTTTACTATACGTAATAGATACACTTACTTTACCAGAGTCTCTAACCTTATCATCTGACCCAATAAACTTATCCTGCACCATTAAATCATCACCATCAACTATAATTGGCATTGATAAAATATTAGACAAAATATTTGCAATAGCTGTGTTAAATAATCTTTGAAAAGATACTGCACCTAAGGGGCACATATTTGGAATTTCCCAGCAAAAGTTAACTGCATCCTCAGAGTAAATATAGTCATTTGAGAGAGCATCCTCTAGATCAATTAAGTTATCACTCACATACATAGGCGCCCGAAATGCTATAATATTACCAACTGGACTTACTACCTTTTTAAAGAACTTATACGCGAACCTATCATGGATCAAATTACCTTCATACACTTGCTGACTAATAATCATATAGTGTATTATATATACACTTGAGAATTAATCCAGGCAAATGTTGTCTCAATACCATATTTAAGAGATTGTGTTGGCTCCCAATTCATATGCTCCCTATATAAATTGTTATCAGAATTGCGGCCTCTGACACCCTCCGGACACTCAAAACCATATTTATCAATAAAATCATTACCTGAGAGATTTTGTATTTTATTATCTTTACCGGCAGCATCTAAGGCCAATTGAGCGAGTTCATTGATAGAGACCATCTCTTCTGAACCAATATTAACAGGGCCTAAAAATTTATCTTGTCTCATAAATCTTAAAACTGCTTCCACACATTCATCTACATACAAAAAAGATCTAGTCTGTAGACCATCTCCCCAAACCTCAAGCCCTTCTCCTTCCTTAAGCTCAGCCGCTTTTCGACACATCGCAGCAGGAGCCTTTTCTTTACCACCTTGCCATGTACCCAACGGGCCGAAAATATTATGAAATCTCGCAATCCTAACATCTAATTTATGATTTTTACTAAATGCCAAATATAATCTCTCACTAAATAATTTTTCCCAACCATATTCGCTATCCGGGCTGGCAGGATACGCGGATGATTCTTCACAATTTGGGTTATTTGGATCAAGTTGATTGTGCTCTGGATACATACACGCGCTTGAGGAATAAAAAACCTTACCAACCGTAAAGTTAACACATGCCTCAGCAACATTAAGATTAATTAATGCCGAATTATGCATTATAGCTGCGTCGTTATTACCTGTAAAAATATAACCGGCTCCACCCATATCAGCTGCCAGTTGGTATACTTCATCAAATCCCCCACGTTGAGTTTGAGATTGATCCGGAGCAAAAAATACCTTACTCACTAGACTAGTATTTTTTAAATCGCCCAGTATAAATTCATCCGCATTCGACGATTCTTGATATTCCGGGTATTTTAAGTCGACGCCACGCACCCAATAACCTTCACTCTTCAATCTATTTACTAAATGATTGCCTATGAATCCACCGGCTCCTAATACTAAAGCTCTTTTCATAATATATTTATATAAAATACCGAATCAACTTCTATTACCCCTATAGCCACCCATCAAAGTTTTTCAGCTGGTATACATATATTTAGTAAATTATAATCAACTATCAACACTATATTTATCTGATGGTTTAGAACTCCATCAACGTCTAATATTATTATATATATAAAGTTTCTTAATTTGCAAGGTTGTGTATATCTTCTTTAGTTAATACATATGTACCTAATTTTGTGACAGTATAACTAGCTAGTCTATTAGCTGTATGAATAGCTGATTTAATATTTTTATTCATACTAAATTTATACACTAAAGCAGATAAGAAAACATCTCCAGCTCCACATACATCGTACACTTCTACTTTTTTTGTTTTATATATTTGATTCTTATAAAGTGCACCTTCACCGCCTAATGTTACTATCAGTTCGCAATTTTTGTTATAGTCTTCTAATGATTCATATTCAATATTATTAATTTTTATATAGCAATTGCTAAAGCACTTTAAATCTTTCTTTTTAGTATCTACAAAAATAGGAATATCTTTATAAAAAGTACAAATATATTTTGCTACATCGTAAGTAATAAAACCTTTATTATAATCACTTATTACTACAATATCATAACCCTTCTGAAGTTTTTTTAATTCAAGTGGTTTAATATTTTTCTCTCCAATATCATATCTAATTAATTGCTGTCTATAAGTTAAATCAACTATTCTATGTTTCTCTATTTGTTCATTATTTTTTAAATGAGTAACGGCGGCGCCTAGACTCAATAAATTTTCATAAACATTCGAGCTCATACCTTCTCTAGTTTCAAAATAATCTTCTTCTAATATAGGTACCGGTGCTTCTGGGTTTATACGCTTACATTTACCATAATGGTAAATATCTTTGCAACTATCACCTATTAATAAAATTTTCATATTTTAGTTAGTTTATTAATAATATCACTACTAGCATGCTCTACTAGTCTAGGTAAAAATTTAATTTATTTAGCATATTTTTCACCTACTATATCTCTACCTTCCTAGTCACTACCCAATAACATTCTTTAAATATATTAATAAAAAGATCGCAATTATCAATAGTTACTTTAACAATTTTATCCTTATATTGTTAATGCTTTTTAAAATTGTTTCCGATAAATCCTTCAACACCTGTAATTATAATCATGAATTTATCTTTTTATTAATAGAAAATTTCGCCATCTGCTCTCTACTTTTTGTCGAAGCAACAAGAATGTAATTACTTTTATTAGAATGAATATATTCCATTCGTATATTATAATCTTTATTTATTTCTTTAATCTTAGCAATTAGCTCAGGTATTGTATTATTAAAATAAAGGGGTATATCATCGATAATAATAGTACTTGCTTTATCTGCAAATAACTCTTTTATTAAGGCTAATTCATCGAATGTAGGTACACCACCACCTTCGTCATGGGCATCAAGCCAAAACGTGGCGTCTGTATCAATAATAGGCAACAGCTTTTTAAAGAAATCCAAAGAACTAGAATGATCAATTCTTAGTACATCACATTTACTACTTAACTCTGATAAACAATGATCTACTCTCACTTTGTTAATATCACAGGAGTATAAATTTTTATAACCACCATTTATTGCATGAGTAAGGCTACCACCAAAATGACAGCCAGTTTCAATAAAGGTATTACTCTTAGATTTATAAGCTTTAAAAATACTAAAAGCATTTTTATTAACGGGATCTAAAGTTTTAAAATAATTTGCTGCTATCATAATTTTTAAAGGTTTAACCACTCTTCCTCAACTATACCATAGTCACCATGCGATATATACAAATCCGGGTTAGACTTAGGATATATATCCACCCATTGTGGATCTATATTTTTTACATTTAAAGAGTCATTATGTATTAATATTACATCATCTAAATGTATATAAACTACTGTATAGTTGAATTTTTCTCCTAATTCTTTTAAAGCTAGAGGACTAGCACCATACCACCTATCACCTCTCCAGAAATAATCTGCATGATATTTTTGTACTTTCTTAACATTAGGTTCAAATCGTACACAAGCTTCAATCATTATTACACGAGGTGTATACTTTTCTAAAATAGAAGAAAGTAACCAATAATCGTTACCATCTATATCAATAGATATAAAATCAAAATGATTTTGTACTTTATATTTTTTAAAAGTATCACAGATATTTTCTTTAGTTAATTGCTCGTTATGTAAATTTATTTGAGGGTCTGAAGGCATAGAGGGATCACCCTCTAACAATAAACCATTCCACTTTTGCTGCGTTCTAAGAAAGTAGGTATTACTGCTTCTAACACCATCAACAGCTCCGAATTCAATAAAATATTTATTAGTAGTGCCTATTTTATTAAAAATATAATCTATATATGAATCTTGACCTTTTTGCGATTGGCCTAAGATTTTACATTCAACTTCCTTAAAGTTTAAAAATTTTGGGTTATTATAATAGTGCCATGGTTTATTGAATAAATGACTAACATTATCAAAGGTAATATTTTCAAATCTGCTATAACAAAATAATTTATCAGTTGTATCTAGTGTTTCAAGTATAAACAATAAACTTGTATCAACAGTATGAATTTGAGATGCTTTTTCAAAAACCTTACACCAATCAAAAATTGTAAACCCGGGTATAGGTCTAAGCTCAACTATATTATCTAATTTACCTATATCGATATGCTTGCAGACCTGCTGATTAGGTAGAGAGCCAAAAAACTTATTAACTAAGGTAAAATTAGATGGAGGATTTATTAGTTTAAATAGCTCATCTTCCTTTTCTGTATTTCTATTAAATTTTAAATATTTACTCCAATCACTAAATCCTAACCCTATAAATTTATATTTTGAATCCATCATACAAAGACCAGGGTAATATTGATCTGCACTTTGTAATGGTAAAAATATATCTTCATTTACTTTTTTATATTCTTTTGAAGAATAAAATTCCTTTAAGGGAAAATTACTATCAAGCGAACAAAAATTTGGTCCTGAAATATAATCTCCTAGCCATTCTGCACAACCGTCTACTGGCCACCATACTTCATACCCATCGTTTAATAATTTATAAACAATTTTTTGACAAAATAAAATATCCCCTATACCTGCAGGTTGTCTTATTAAACATTTTTTCATTAGAAACGACTCTTTCTCTCAACAACCATTACAGGTCGTGAAGATAATCTTGCATAATTATATGCATCCACTACATCTTGTGATGTCTCCGGATCAAATATAGGGAAAGTAACCATTTCCCTAAAAGTGCTAGTAAAATCTTGTGAATGTGTAGGGCCAGAATAAAAAGGACCCCCATCAGCTACAACCGTTCGTAATGTGATAGGTGTTTTAAATTCACCATGAGATATTCTCTCAATATAATTCATATGATTTCCAATTGCATCTGCTGCTACTAACATAAAATCATGACGTTCATAATATACTACCGGCTTAAATCCTTCAAAGGACATTCCTATAGCTAAACCTGCCATTAAATTTTCCGCTACTGGTGTTTCAAGTTTTTGATCATCTGGCACATTTGCAAGATTACCCATAGCATTTCCATATAAAACATTATACCCGATAAAGATAGTATTTTTATCTGCACCTAGACTATCCATACTATCATTAATAGCATCTTTATAACCACCGGTAAATTTATTTTTAGGTAATTTAATATTTTCGTCTTCCAATACAGGAAAATATTCATCATCAGTAAGTTTTGTAGCCTTAGATAAATCAATTATACCTGGAGTTCTAGCATGAGGGTACTTCGGATCATAAACATACCGCTGTACACATTTAGGGTGGCTAGGTTCTAAAGCTTTACCCCATCTATCGATAGTAGGCGTATCAACTGATCGTCTATTATCTTCAACAATAAAATTACAAGGTAAATCCCAACCATCAACATATCTTGCGGCCTCATGTAAATGCCCTGAATCTTCATTACCATCTCCTAAAAAGCACCACACCTTTTGTTTAGATTTTTTTCTTTTTAAAGCCCACGCTATACCAGCTGCAATAGCTGGTAACCCTCCAATAATAGCAGAAGTAAAGAAATTTCTTTCTCTATCAAAAATAAACATACTACGACCGTTTAATATACGATCTCTTACTGTGTTTTGGGGTATACCATGAAGTATTGCATGGTAATGATTTCTATGATTTGATAAAACATAATCACCAGGTTTTATATCTTTAAATATCTTTACTAGTTCTTCTTCATTACCCCCGGATAGATGAAAAAGAAAGGGTAATTTATTTTGAAAGTAGAGGTCTACTATACTATCTTCAAAGTTAATTAAATCTTGCTCTGTAAGTTGGTTGCTCATAAGTCTATTAGTATTCTGCCCGCCTGGCTCTGACGGATCAAATCTAAAGCATCGTTTATATTATGTAATGAAGTTCTGTGAGTAATCAACGGATCAATATCTATCAACCCAGCTTCTGCTAACTTAATATAGCGAGGTATATCCTCTTGCGGGCAAGTTTTGCCACCTTGTGTAGCTCTTAGTAATTTACCCTTTCCAAAAAACATATCAACAGCATTAGGTATCTCTAGAGTTTTATTAGGTGGTAGATGACCCACCATAATATATCTACCCTTGTTAGATAATAGTGATATAGCTTCTGATATTAACTCTGCTGATCCTACTGTATCAGTAATAATATCAACATCCTGTAAGTGATTACTAAATTTACTTTCTGTTAAATTAATAAAATGAGTAGCACCTAATTTCATAGCTATATCCTTTTTATTATTATTGATATCAACAGCATAAATAGGATAACAGCAATTCATTTTAGCACCCTGTATTAAGTTTAACCCAACACCACCACAGCCTATAACCATTAAGCTCTCACCAAATTTTACATCACATTCGTTATTAACTACACCTAAACCTGTAGTTAATCCACAACCTAAAAGAGCTCCTAGATCTTTGTTTGTATTTGAACTTACCTTTGTAAGTCTATTTTCAGATATAATAGCATATTCAGCAAACGTGGTAACTTTACCCCCTCCAATCCGAATACCTTTACATTTATATGTTGGAAAGGGGGCCTCGATACCCTCACCTACCATCCAATGAGCGACTACACTATCATCAGGCTTTAAAGTAGTTACACCAGGCCCTATCTCAACTACATTACCGGAGCCTTCATGTCCCATCATATGAGGCATAAATTTAGCATTACCCTTATGACCTTTTATTTCTAAAAGTTGAGCCCCACATATACCACTAGCATGTAATTTAATTAGAACTTGTCCTACATCTAGAGGCTTATCTATTTCAACCTCTTCAACTATAAGGGGGTTATCTACTTTGTATGCTATTGCTGCTTTAAATTTCATTTAAATAAAAATCTATAATTATTATAGATCCAATCTTCCGGAATTCTATATTTTTCTACCAATTTAAAGTTATTGGCTACGGCTGCTTTTTTAGACTCGAATATAGCCTCACCGTTAACTTTAAGATCTTCTAATATCTCACCTAATTCTTCTTGGTTGTTAAAATATATAATACCATCCTCGTCGAAAAAATCACTCACAGAATCATCACCCCAAAAAATAGGTATTGTTTTGGTAGCAAAACAATCAACAATTTTCTCTGTCCAATATCCAGGTTGTCTACAATTTTCTATAGTTACAGAATACATATACTTGGATAATGAATCTTCTTTATTTTCTACAGGGTTATAACCATATCCAAACACTTCTATATCTGTAAACTTATCAATTACTTTATGTCTTAACTGATGACCTTCAGTGAAGTTCTTTGATGATGCAATAATAGAAACTTTATTATCTTTATGCATATCTACGTAATTATTAATCCAACATCTACCATGTGGATAATAGAGGTAGTTCTGACCTTTGCTTATAAGATTTTCATCAAAAGTTAAAACAAAATCAAACAATCGATTATTTTTCTCTATCCATTCATAATATTGCGGGTGAATTGCTCGTGGTTCTAAAATCCATGCTACCTTCCGCTTAATACCGGAAGCTTTATGAATATCATTCAAGCACATATCCGTAATAAAGCAAGTATCACTAACAGGGGTGTTTGTAAAATTCCACTTTACATGCTTGTTAATACCTTTATGACATGACGACGGTTCACCACCGAAATTTTTATCTCTAATATTTATTTCTACCACGATTCTATATATGTCTCCATCTGTTTTTTATTAAATCTCTCAACCTTCTGAACCAACTGTTCGTTATGCTTATAAAATTTATGATTGCTCTTATCGGTTAACGCTACTTTATATGAATCTTCATGAGGTAAGTGAAATAGAAAGTATTTACTATCTGTTGAAGTGACGCTAGTAACTGTCTTACCTAATATTTTAGCTCGTGATATAATCTCATTATCTTCATATCCCCAACCTTTAAAGTTTGGATTAAACCCGTTTATATCTTTAAATGTATTACGCTTAGCAATAAGGCAACCACCAACAGCATTTACATTACCAACTGTATATAAATCAGTCGTATAAAGATTTCTAATATTAGATACATCTACGGTTGATTGCAAATGTTCAAACAGCTTAGGTATATTACCGTTTGCAGATCCCGTACCGGTAATCTGTTTTTTAAGTTTATATTCAGCATAAATTGCTACCCCATTATACCCTATACAAATAGAATTGTCTATATTACTAATCGTCTCTATAGATCTAGATAAACTATCAATACTAACAATACAATCTATATCTAAAAAGCAAACTATATTATTAATAGCATTCTCAAGACCTATATTATAACCTATACATTTATTATAAATAGCATCACTTTTGTGAAAAATATACTGATCGTTACCCCGTACAATATGTTCTATAGTTTTTTCCGGCCCATCTTCTACAAATACAAATTCACAATTTGGATATATTGCCTTATAGTAGTTATAAATAATTTTAAAATTCTTTCTACGCTCTTCTGTATCTTCTCTATAATGTACAACAAACGATATAGGCTCCGTAGGCTTGCGTATCTTTAATATATTTAAAACTTCTGTTAAATTTAAATTCGGTACCCCTACAGGACTTACACCATGCTTCTCTAGAAAGACCTTCGCAGCTTTTTGAATATTACTCTGCCAGTCCTGCCTGGGCCTAATAGATGAGCTATGTTCTGAACATGCTTGTTCGTTTACGTAATCTAAACTGTTTGGTATATCTGCCCACCACCAGTAAGGTGTACTATAACCTGCTTTAGCTAATCTGTAAGAATGCTCCACATGTTCAAAAGCATTTACTAGCTTCTCATCATATAAACCTACATTCTCTAAGCATTCTCTAGTATAAAAAGTAACTGCCCCAACACAATGTAAATTGAGAGCTACTTTAATATCACCATAGTCAATAATTTTTCTAGGTTTAGGAGGACCTCCACTAACACCACCCTTATTTGCCGGTCCATGATAACCAAACATAAAGTGATGTATACCTGTTTTTTTATGAGCTGCTATATATGCCTTAAATAGGTTATCTGTAAATACCATATCATCCTCTACAAGAATAATATACTCACACCCATTATCTAACAAGCATTTTATTGCGAGATTTTTAGCATGACCAACTCCTTTACCACCACTGTTAATAACAATATCATCTGAGGAACGAGTTACCGGTATATTACCATCATCTACGGTTATAATTTTATCATACCACCCCGGCTTAATTGAGTTAATGCATTTATTATAAAAGGCCGGCCTATCACATGTTATAACTGCGCACCCAACCTTCTCACTCATTATAATATATAATGAGAGTTATGCATAATTCAACTGCATTCCTACTGCTTGTGCCTGTTTTCCATATTTGAATAATATTGCGGATCTTCAACGAGATGCTGCTTTGCTATAATTTTAGCAATCGATTTATATGGTGTATGTTCTAGCTCAACTTGTATACCTTTAATTAACTCCTCAGGATCAAACTGTAGTGTATCATCTATAGGTTTAAAAAAATTCTTAAAAGCTCTCATATTTTTATTTATAAACGAAACAAATAGACTATAAATATTGTTATGCCTTATATCGACGATGATAAGTTAATTTATAATATACGAGAATTGCCGGAATCGTTTTCAATAACATCAGGGGACCTACTAGTAGTTGAAGATACAGAAGGAACAAAGACAATTGATTTTGATAATATCATAATTGGATTAGATAATACTACTTTTGGTACCACCATCACTCAAAACGCTACAGATATTGTTGCTCTCTCTGCAACTAATAATAATCTTACAACAGCTATAGCTACAAACACTGCAAATATACTATCTTTGTCCGCGAATACTGTTGTCGTAACAAATGAGACTGAGTTAATAGCGGCGGTAGCTGCCGCTGAACCCCACATAACATTCGCAGCCGTGATAACGTTAACGTCCAAGATCGTCGTCCCGGTAGGCACGACCCTGAAGATGCAAAACGGAACAGGTATTGACTTTCAGAACGCACTGGACATGATGGAGTTTAATGGTGGAATTGATGTACCTGGGGATCACCAGGTATTCTTCAACACTCTACCATACCCCATGACCGGGATCAACATTGACGGGCCGGGCAGTCTTGTGGGTTCTTTTCATGGAACTAGACACGCAGGGTGGTGGGGACCGGCAGCTCTTGGAGGGGACCAAACTGACCAAAACGCACTGCAATGCGCCGTCGACTCCGGCTTGATTTCCCGCGGCCATCCTGGCTTCCCTGATGTGCTCTATGGAGCCACCGCGTTTGAGGTGTATGCTCCTTTAGCCACTTACTCAATGACAGACACTCTATGGTTTACAAATCGTAGATTGCGGTTTAGGGGAGACCTTTATACCCAGCTTAGGTTTAATATCCCCGCTGGATCTCAGGACGCATGCATTGATATGTCGGACACAATAGCCTGGAATAATGTGTGGGACACTCAGCTGGTAGGATTTAGAATGAGCGACGACAGCACTAGGACCGACCTTATTGGGATCAAGGGAAGCCTACTGGAAGAACGGTCTAAAATATCGGATATACATATTGCCAGTTATGGTTCTCATGGGATCTGGATGGCAAACGGCGGTGGAAATACAGGTCTGATCGAGAACTGTAATATAACAGGTCCCAAGTCCGATAAGCCAGTCGGAATTAGGATTACTGGGCTTAATGGGTCAATCACAGTTCGAAACTGCGCAGTAGTAAACCCTAATACTTACATCGCTTTTTGGCAGGACAGGAACGGCCAAGGGCCTGTTACTTTTATTAACTGCCATGAAGAGAGCGCTGACATTGGATATTTAATTGGACCGGACCCAGCAGTGCAACCAGCTTCTGTTGTTGTCACTACCGATCGGCAATCCAAGACAAGTATTATTGACTGCACGTCAAACACTAAGCATTCCGGAGAGCGTGCCGTTTGGATCACGTCAGGTACCGCAACGGTAAGGGTGTGTAACTTAAAATGCGAAAATAGCGACATAAATTCTATAATTCTTGATGACTATTGGCTTAACAATGGTGGAGCTAGCGATGAGTTTATCCCTCTTTCTTCAAGCCCGACCGGTCTTCCCTCTCATGCTGCTATCTCGGAGTTTAGGAGATGGCCAGTTATAGCATCTAGGTCGGCATCCTCTTATCGCAGGCCAAGCGACCCTACATTTGGAGTTGCTGCAAGTTATGGCGGCTGGAGAGTCCACCACATATTGGACTTATACGGAAACTGGTAAAATGGTCTTACCTAATCAGGACTAGCACAAAATATTCCTGTTCTGCATGGTACCTTTGTATTGACTAATGCATGCATCCGTAGTAACGTATTTGACACAAGTTATATCACGTATTAGGAGATGACACCGGTAAATGAAACTTCTTAAGGAGCTCTTGTTGAGCCTCTTCACCCTCTTGAGCTGCTTTTTGCTGCATTACCAATTTCTCTAGATCTGCAATATTGTCTGGGTTGAGAATAGAATCTTCATCACCATACATATCACCTTCTGGTGTTACATATTCTTGAATAATATCAATTCTTTCTTGTTGTGTATGTGGTAGCTTAATTACACATGGTGAATCCCCTTTAGGAAAGAATATATCTGCATCTAAATTTTGAGTATATTGTTGAAAGATTGATTCAAATATATTATCAACCTCAACAATGTGATTTTTATTTGTGTCTCTTTGACCATCCTCAACTGGATCCAACTTACGGTTATATTTGCAAAGAAATACTATATCTAAAAATCTCATAGACTCCCTAACAATATTAATCTGATCAGTAATAAACCCATCATCAAACCCGTCGTTACCTCTCTCACTAGACCAAATAGTGTATGCTAATACATCTAACGGGCACCTATCATATATAATGTTATCATCTACCTTGGTTTGTAACATTTGATCAACCATAGAATCTAATATCATTTTTTGCGTGCTAGGTATAGTTTTTGAGGAGTGTTGAATATTATCTACCTTAAGTTTTTCCCTATATGTTGATTTAGGGTTAATATAATTTGTCCAAGTATGTAAAAAACTACGAACTAGTGTAGATTTACCTGTATTTTGAGCTCCGGAAATTGCAATTCTCATATTTTTAATTTGTTATATTATAATCTGGTACATTAAATTTAGACACGAAGGGCTTTATCCCACAGAAGTAAATGAAGTCTAGGCGAAAAATTTACATTCATCGATTTAGCATATTCTGCTACAACCTCTGCCTTTTCAATGTGCTCATCTCTCGAGCCGCAGCAAGGCATAAACCATACTCTATTAAGAGGTACGTTAATATTCTTACTATCATTAATAAATTTACGCCAAATTTCATCGACATCCTCTGACCATGTTATAACAAATTTAAACCCGGATCCATTATCTTTATGCCATCTTAAAACCTCAGGCTTATAAGTGCTCTCTGTAGGGTCTCCATTGGATGTGAGTTTAGGTGAGGTAGTAAAAGTGGCTTTATAATTATCAACCCATTCATTATCTGGTAAAATTGTAGCATTTGTCTCAAAATCAATTCGCGGTAAAAATTTATATCGTTCTATAAATGCTGCTGTAAACTTAAGCAATTGTTTTTGCCTTACCATAGGTTCTCCACCAGTATATTTAAAAATGGCACCCGCTTTAAGATGTTCGATATATTTATTAGTTTCTAGCAAGGTAAAGAGATCGTTAAACGTCACTTTATTTTTTTTAGACCAGGATATATAGGAATCACAGCCATATGGTGCATCCTCCGATATAAAACCTTTACATGTTAAGTTGCAGCCAAACAGTCTAAGAAAAACAGATGGTCTACCTATAAATTCTCCTTCCCCCTCAATCGTGTAAAATACTTCTGGGATTTTATTTTCTCCAGCTAGTAGCAAATACTCTTTATCGCAATCTATCATTATAGTAATATAATATATCAAATTGAATTTTCAACTATTTTTCTACTAAATTTTAATGTTAATATAATATAACTGAACGAATTTTTCGGTATAAATATTATTATATTGAGTAAAAAAACAACTTCTACAAGACGGGAAGGTGTTAACTTTGATAGTAAGGTTAATGACTTTGATGTGAGTATTGACAATAATTGGATGTTTGGCTTTAAATTAAAAAATCCATTTTACTTTAACGAGAAACATAGCCAATTTTATGAGTGTCTTAAGGATACATCGACAAAAATGGCGTTTGTTGATGGGCCGGCCGGTACCATGAAAACATATATAGCTGTTTATGCTGCGTTAGAAATGATATATGACGGTCTATTTGATAAGCTTATATATATAAGATCAATTGCAGAATCAGCTCAAAAAAGCTTAGGATCTCTACCGGGAGAAGTTGATGATAAGTTCTCACCGTATGCAATGCCATTATTAGAGAAGGTTCAAGAAATTACTAATAATAGTACGAGCAATATGCTTAGACAGAAAGGTATTATAGACGCTATCCCGGTAAATTTTGTACGTGGATTAACATTTAATAAATCTATTGTCATTGTTGATGAGGCTCAAAATCTTACTATAGGTGAATTAACAACAATTCTTACAAGATTTGGTCGAAATAGTAAATATATTATCGCTGGAGACTGTCAACAAGCTGATATCGGTAATAAATCCGGATTTAATACTATCTTTAATAAATTTAATAAAGCTGAAAGTGTTGAAAAGGATATACACTCTTTCAAATTTGGTAATTCGGAAATTATGAGAAGTAAAATTCTAAAGTATATATGTGCCACATTAGGTGCATAAGGCTTTTAATATAAATAACTCTATACAATCCCTACCAGATAATCTTAGGGTGGGTGGTGATCTATATTTAAGGGAAACACCTATATCTAAAATATATTCAGCAGATGAGATAAAAGATATGGTTGAGTATGTAGGCGGTAGAGTTATCACCAACTATAATTGACAACCATAAATATTAGTTAGCGGCACGATATTTTGCCTTATCAATTTTTTGCTTGAGACCTTCCTCAACATCAATTAATTGTTGAGCGGATATTTGAGCTGGAACGCGTTGAGGTTGTTGTATTACCGGGTTAATCGGAGATGGTGCCTCGGTATCGGTATTATTTGCATTAAAACGATTTTCAAATATTGCCCCGTTTGTCTCTTCCGGTATATTTACCACCGGCAACGTTGCCGGTTCATTAAAATCCATATCAATTCTAACAACATCCGATTTAACAATAGCTAATTGCTTTATCATCTCATCGATCTTTGCATCTTGCAATCTTAAGACAGAATTTATGTCATCAACTTTACTAGACTTTTGCCACATAACTGTAAAAAACCCCATTATAGGGGTAGCTAATATAATACCTAGTAACGTTGTAATTACGTTATTAATGTTAATTCTTTGCATATATGCATATTTATCCCCAAGTAGTGCCTTTAAACCAATCTGACTTACCTTGTGTAACGTTATTACCTACTGGGGCAGCTGCCGCGGCCGGGGCAGGATTACGGTTAGTTACTGATGACTCCGGTGATACGTTCGGTGCTTTTTCTGCAGATATATTATCTTGCACCCCCTCTGATCGCTGATCAGTATACTTATCCCAATCGATTAATTTACTAGTATTTTTTTCATATGTGGCTGAATTATCATCATGCTCAAATACTTCAACTTTATCAACCCAACACCTACCAGACGTCTCCTTATCTATTATAGGATCAACTAATTTATAAATCCATTCAGCGGTTTTTTCGATTCCAACATTATCCATAACTCTAAGATCAATAATTCCACGAGATGATAATTCTTCAAATATATCCATCTCAGGATCGTCGCTAGCGACACATGTTGTATGATCAAATTGCTTCTGCAATATCTTTCTAATTTCTTTAAATCCACCAAAATCATAAGACCAGGTCTTATCATCAAGATTGCTGCAGCCTATAGTAAATTCTGCTACTAAATTATACCCATGTAATTTGCAGCAGTGGCTGTGAGTAGCTCGCCATTGCCTGAAAGCACATGACCCTAGTGTTATACGTTTCTTTGATGTATGCTTATGACTCATAATATTATTATAATATCTATATATATCTAAATCAACTATAAATTTACCTAATCACAGATACGCTAGACGGTCAGTTAATTAGGTTTTTCTTACTACCTATAGTCCATTTATTAAGTCTAGATCCAATTGCAACTGTCGCGAGGGTACATTAATTTAGCCAATTTTCAAAAATATCATTGACTTATTAAAAATATACATTATCATTATATAATGAGTGATCAAACTGCAATATTACCAACAGCTAGTAGTTCTCATCCAAGAACATATGAGGAAAAACAAATTATAATTAAAAATGCAGCTGCAGCTTACGAAAAATATTTAGATGCATTAGGTTTTGATTGGAGGAACGATCCTAACTCTGATAATACACCTATGCGTGTTGCAAAGGCATTTGTTAATGATATTGCTGCGGGGTGTTATAGTGATCCTCCGGAGGTGACTGTATTTCCAAGTGATGGGTATGATGGTATTGTAGCTCAGACAGGTATACCTATTGTGAGCCTATGCTCACATCATCATATGTCATTCACTGGTGTAGCTCATGTAGCTTATATTCCCTCTATAGATGGTAAGGTCGTTGGCCTATCTAAGCTTAATAGAATTGTTGAGTATTATGCAAGACGACCACAAGTTCAGGAACTCTTAACCATGCAAGTATCAAAAGCAATTGATGACATATGTGAAAATAATAGAGGAACTGCCCTAGTCATTAAAGCTCAACATACATGTGCATGTAACAGGGGTATTAAGCATCAAGGATGTGCTATGGTAACTAGTAAGTTGACTGGTGACTTTATGGATGATAATAAAACTAGGACAGAATTTTATAAGTTTGTAGATATGTGGGAAGCTAGCGCAAATCGATAACCCCCACGTAAATCGGCTGATTGTATACTAGAAGGAAATTATATATAATATAGTTATGAATATATTTGTAACTGATAATGACCCGATTCAAGCTGCTAAGAACTTATGTGATCAGCACGTACGTAGTAAAATGCAAATTGAGGGAGCTATTATGTTGGCTCATGCATTTTCACAGGAAATTCTTAATGATCCATCAACACCTAGAACATCCACCGGGAATCCGAGAAAAAGGGGTAAAGGTTATTATAAGCATCAATGCTCTATATGGGCTAGAGAGTCTATAGATAACTTTAAATGGCTAGCTGAGCATACTTTAGAAATGTTTACTGAGCGGATGTATAGGTGGCCTGATTCAAAGGAGCATTACACTAAAACATTTATTGAATGGTGTATAGATAATATTGATAAGACATTAATTAAAGATATACCGCTAACATCCTATGCTGTCGCTATTAATGATGAATGTGAGTGTCGCAAGACCGTTAAAGCATTTAACAGCTTATCAGTTATTGATCAATATAGACATTATATTAAACTAGATAAAAAATTCGCTACATGGACTAAGCGAGAAGCGCCTAGCTGGTTTTAGGCATCAACCTCTAAATTATCACCAGCAATATTTTCTGCACTAACATCAATTAGTGCATCTAATTCCCGTTCAATAAACTGTTTTCCAACCAATATCTTATAAATATTGGTAGATCTATTGCCAATAGAAAATGGCACATTTGAGAATAATTTATCACCAACTTTGACGTCAAACTCAACAACAGGTCGATGTTCAGTATTACCAGCACCAACATTAATTGTTACCTCACCGGTTTTATCTTTCAATAGTGTCTTACCGTTAACAGTTCTAAAAAACACCTTAGAGCCCTGCTCTTGCAAGTCCTCTCCATGGAGAACATTGTAAGCACCGTTACCAGAATCAAGCTTTGCTGGTACTATACCAATACCCTCTATATCAAAGAACTCAATTAAGCCTAAGATTACCCTTTCTTCAAAATATTGTTTAAACTTTACCATGGTAATTACTGTTAATAATTTTCTGAATCTTCACTATGGTTAGGTACATCCTTATTTTCATCGTAATCTAACCAATGATAAACGGATGATAAATAATCAGATGCTTTAGTAATTTTTGCTGCCGTCCACCCCTCTAAACTATTTGCTGATTTGAGCATATTTTCTAACTCACTAGCATACTCTATAGTTTTTTTAAGTTCGGATAATGCCATATGAATTTCAGAAGAATCATGCTCCTCATGAGAACATTTTTTATCACCACTATACTCTTGATCTGAATGTTGTTTATTATTATCTGTATTAATACCTACGACAATATCATCTTTAACCGGTATACCGACTTGAGTCATATATGCTTCTGAAAGTAAATCTTTATCCTTACCCCAATTGTTATGCTGCATAACAATATTTATGCTAAATTATAATACTCTCATACCTTTTAGCACTTTAGGTATTATTAATTAAGAATAACACTCTACCACCCTACCACTTCTATCACCAAGATTTGCAAGCCCAGTAACCTGCTGTCAACTTACTCTTTTTTTGATCACACTTATGTCTAGCTCTAAATGATTTACGAGCTTTAGGATTACTCTTGCGTATTTTCATCGTCTTTTCACCCCGCTTTTTTGCAGATGTACCACCGTGACCAAAATTGACTTTCTTTACATTCCCAGTCTTTGGATCTTTAACATATACCTTAAACTTCTTAACATCTCCCCTGGTAGGCTTATTTAAGGTAACCTTGCGCCCCTGATACTCAGCATCCTCTTCCGGTAATCCACGACCAGGGAAATCTAACGACTCTGCCATATTTTGAATACCTATTTCAGAAATATCATCTGTTGTTGTTTCTAGTTGCTCAAAATATTCTTTAAAGGTTTTCATATGTATTTTAACTATTGCTTAAATTGTTTTATAGTAACTACTATAAACTAAGAATATGGTCAAGCACCCTCGCCATCCTCGGCACCGGTATTAAACATACTATTACCTTGACCGGTCGTACCTGCCCCTAATTTACTAAGTACATCTGCTAATTGTGCTATTAATTCTGCAGCACGTGCTTGTAAATCACCTGATTGATCTAGATCATCACAGCAACATTCATCACAATTACCACATGTGCAGCTTTGAGGCTCTTGCGAACAACCACCAGCTATACCGGTATCGATCTCAGTTACAGCTAATTCTGTAGGAGCAATGCTCTGCATATATGTTTCAGCAATTAAATCCATAGTGGGGTTGTTCTTCATAATGTTATTTATTGATAATAATCGATTTAACTGCTTCTTTATCTGTCTCAGACATGTCATCCGGTGTAAAATAGCTAATAGCCTCGTCAATATCACTATTAATGAGATGTCTAGTCTTAGTTCCGGATATACCTTCTGATTGAATTGGTATTTTTGCGATATTTACTAGTGGATATTTTTCAATATTTTTATTAAAACCATCATATCGCTTAATATCTTCATCTTTAGCACCAGCACCAACAATAATACCGGTATGTTTATTATTATATGCAAATGCATATACAGATCTAACAGGGCTAACAGCTGATATATGAGTCTCGATAGGCTTTCCTAGGTATTTTGAGTATATTTCCCATATAGCCTTTGATTGTTCGGCTGTAATACCATCTCTTTCCTTCTTACCAATAAAAATAATGCCTTTATCTGCACTATCTAAAATATATTTGAAGGCTTTAAAGTGTCCCTTAGTTGGTGGTTTAAAGCCACCGGGGAATAATGCAATATTCTCTGCTGGTCCCTGAACTTGTTCAAAATACTGTTTAAAATTTTTCATTACTTAGTTATTGGTGTACTGGTTTGGCCTCCGGAGAAGTTTGCTCTACTAAACTCGAGTCTATCTACTAGCTTAACAGCGTTACCATCTCTACTGATGCTAACATATCCTTCAGGCGCAGTAACCTTAAGCGTCCCATCACCAGCATCTAGAAAATGCTTTGTTTTATATACTGCATTATTATATTTGTTAATAAATATCTGTTTTGCTTGTGAGATTAACTTACTAACCTTAAACACATTTACTATATCTTGTTCATTACTCTCTATCTCTGAGAGTTTTTTCTTAAAACTCTCTTTAACTCGCTCTTTACCTTTAATACTCTTTCGTTTATCTATTTCCTTAGACATTCTATTTTTAATCCATAGAACAAAATTTGCATATGATTCATCAGCATTTTCTAAAAATTTACCACCTTTAATCTCAGAATTTGTATATATATTGAGTAAATCTAGGGGAAGATCTTTATATTTAACTTTAATTGAGTCAGCAGTCTTAACATAATCCTTTACCTGCTTGACTTCATCAGTTGTTAATGTAACAACCCCTGTATCATCTTTAAAAAATGCATCATCTACCCACACACCAGGTACCTTGTTAAGTTTATTAACTTTAGCTCCAAAATTAGCTCCACTTTCTAGATCATTGTATTCAGTATGAAAAATAATGCCAAATACTGAACTACTAATAGATTTACCTAGATCTGAATCCGCTTCCACTGCATATTTTATAGTATTTGGCTTAAATGTATAGTGCATCACCCCATCAATATTTTCTTTTGCTAATGTTGATGAATCAAACATAAAATCACCCTGTAGTATGTTTTTAATACCAAGTTTGGGTAGGTATTTGAGAGCCTTCTTAAGTTTATCTGCTAGACCAGGTGCATGTCCATGATTTAACTCAACATCATTATCAGTATAGTTAATTTTGGGGTCTCTATTAAAAATAGATTTGGTACCTACAAAAAATTTACCTGTATCTGGGTGCCTCCCTACAAACATTGCGGGCGCGCCATCCCACTTAACTGTGGTACCAACCTTTCGTTTACTTTTGCCTTGTAAGTGTGATAGTAGGTCTGTTATAAAGCCTCTAGCTGTTGTGTATCCTTGCTCTCCCTTAGTTAGAACAAGTTCTTCCAGGTGGGTTAAGTGTGTGTTAGCTTTAGTTGCCTCCTCAATGAGCTTGTAAGCTTCAAAATATTGTTTATATGTTTTCATTAGTTGATTAGTTTCATTCCACCCACTTCTTTTGCAGCACCTGAGGCTGTTGTGCTACTACCAGGAAAGTACCCATAAACACCGTCACCGTCTATTCTAAATTTAATTAACTCTTGATCAATAGCTTGATTAATAATTTCTTGACTCTTTACATTGATGTAATTAGCTTTACTCCATGTACCCTCAGCAAACCTAGCAGGTCCTGTTCCGGATGCTTTCATACCATGCTGATATACTCCTAACCATATATCAAACTTATGGCCCCCTTCACCCATATTTTCATCATCTGGTGAACCGTTTCCATAAGCGTGCAGTAAACGACCACACATATGCTGTATTCGTACATTAATACCCGGGTATTTATTAACGATTTCTTCTAAGACTGTCCTTGTTAGACCTTTCTTACAAAAATCACTGCTCCAAGTACTTGTATTAATACCATCGAGAGTATAACTATCATCCTCTGCTTCACCTGCTTTCAACCCACCATAATTCGCTATTTGTTCAATTTTTACTCTATCATCAGCAAATCCCCTACCACGCGCACTTATAATCCTACCTAGACCTGTTTTTAATTCTATACTAGTATTACCTATCTGTAAATCACCAACGCTACCCTTTTTAGCTTCAGTTAAAAGAGCTAAAGCTAATTCTCCATTACCGACACTTACGTTACCTTCTTTAAAATCTCGCGCCCAAAGCATGTTATAAAACTTTAAATGATCTTCTACCGGCAAAAACATCTCAAGCTGAGGCTTACATATACTATATAATTCCATACTACCTACCTTAGTAGTAAATTCAGGTAACAATACATTAAGGTTGTCTTTTTTATCAACCAGCTCTCTTAATCCGTCGTAATTAGCATTATTAAACTCTTGAAATAATAGTTTTAAGAACCGATCTTCTGTTTCAAAACCACTCTTTTCTGCTAGTTTTTGAATAATTTTATAATCCTCTTTAAGTATAAAGGATCCTTCAGCCTTACCTTGTAAATAATCAGCTACTCTAAATGCTGTCTTATCACTTATACCTTCAAGTGTTTGAGGTTTACCCTCATCATACTCAAAAGTAATCTTTGCTTCCCCATATACGCTTAAATGTCCACGTGGAGGTACTTCTTTACCTCTCACCTGATCATATAAACTTGCTAAAGATCTTCTACTATAATTCATGATCCAATATCTGTAATTTTATCTAGTTCTCTTTGTGTGTCAACAGGACTGATCTCTAAAAAGTTCTCAATAGTCTCAATAACTTCTTTTGGTTTATCATTTAATATTAATGACTGCAGCTCATTTACAATTTTACTCTCACTATCATCTGGTATATGTAAGAATGCCTTGACAGCTAAATTAATTAAGAATTTTTCACCCTCTGATGTTAATGGTATAGGTGTCTCAGGGACAGGCTGTTCACTAATATCCGTAGCATCAGGCATGTCTGGAGCTCCATCCTGTTCATTAATCTGTTTTAAATACTGTGTAATTAACTTGAGTGTTTTCATATTTCAATCTTCTTTGCGGCTTTAACGAGTTTATCTGCTAACTGTCTTTTAGCACTCTGAACTTTCCTTGCTGTTGAGCTCATCACCTGCTTACCTAGTTTTTGATCGGGTATAGACAAAACAGCTGCAGCTGTTTCTACTGTTTTGTCTATATCAGATTCTTGCTCTTCTTCTGGATGAACAGAGTTTTTAAGCTTACTAAATATATCCCACGCAAATTCAGTACCACTTACATCAACGCTATCGATAACCTCGCCGGTTGCTGTTTGTAATACAATACTATAATTACCCCGTTCTGGATTATTTTCCTCAACTAATTCGAGAAATTTACTACTCATGTATAATATTTATGGTAGTAGAGATCGTTTTATGTTTATATTGCTTTTAAATTTTTTCTCTAACGCCTGTAACTTGTATCTACGAAGTAAATTAAAAAATCTCTGAAAGTTGGCAGTTGAAATATCCGTATCGTTAAAAGCAATATAGTCTCGCTCTGTCAAAAAATTCTCAAACTCATACACATCATATGTAATATTTGATGGTAAAGTATTAAAAATCCGCTTTACCAATCTTGACTCAATACTATCTGTGGTCTTGTAGTAAAACCACTTTTTAGAACCTACCTTAGAGCATACATTTAACAATTGGTTAATAATAAAATGTAATCCTAACTTATTTTTATCCGCTCTAGATAAGGTCAATTCATTCTCAGTTATATATAAAATATATTCTTTAAAAGAATTATTTAAATAGTGGTTAAGATTTATAAACGTAATATCCCTCTTTTGATCCTTAAAGTTGCTTACAGATAAGCTCATATTATATACTGATTATATAGATTTTCCTTTACCTATACGACAGTTTATTATACCATTATAGTACTCTTCCTTTAAGAGTACTTCCTCAGCGAATTGTATTTTCGCTTCTTCGTAACTTAATTGCCATTTTGAATCACAAAATTTGATAATTTCAAACTTAAAGTTTTGTTTTCCCAACTCAATAATATCTATATTAAGCTTATTTGATGACGAAGTATACTCACGCCAATCTGTCTCTTTAATTGTATGCCTTTTATTTTTCTTTCCTTTGAGAGGAGGTCGTTTAAGTGTAGTTATGCATTGTTTCTTACCAATATATTTCTTACCAGACTGTAAGTTTGTTATTTTATATATAAATCCGAACGGTACTATACTATCTTCACATATAATATCTGATTCCCAATGACCAAAATCAATTTGATTGCTCTTTATCGTCATGATTTGCTAGCACTACTGCTTTTTTTTTCTGTACACCTCGTAACTTTTTTACCTTCTTCTTTTTGTTTTTCTCTGTCTCTGTACTTAAGTCGGCGCGGCGCTGTATGCCACCCAATACTTTAGGATTTCTGGCATCTCCAGGAGCGTATGAGTCAGATGAATTAATATTACCATCCGGGTCAAACCCACCTGCAGAGCCACCTACAGTATTACTAGTAACCATATCTTCATGTAAATAGTATAAAAATATATGTTCAAATTTACTACTTGATTTTGACATATAAGTATTTATATTATATATATGGAACTTCTTCAAAGATATATTAAAGAGGTTAGTGCAGATTTAGTAATTGATGATTTTAATCTCAAAAATGTACAACTTAAACTACCTGCAACAAAACATTTTTGGGTAGCTAGACTAATCGAAGCTAAAATCGAGAAGGAATCTCTCATTAAAACAAAAAAGTCTAGCAAAAAGGCTATCATAAAGGATGTAATATACGCCGCACCAGTTAAAATATCACAAGCTGCAGCAGAACAAGCGGCTGAGCGCCATGATACGATCCTATCTATTACTAATAAAATTAGAGAGTATGATTTAGTAATTATGTATCTTGAAAAGGTTGAAAAGGTTTTACACCAAATGACATGGGACTGTAAAAATATTATAGAAATTAATAGGCTTGAGCAATTATGATATTATTTGATTATATCAAAAATACAAATAGACTTGTTGTTAATTGTGAAGATGATAATATTTTTAATCAAATACGAGAGCACTTTAGTGTTAAAAATGATGATGCTAAATTTGCAAGACGGTTTAACAAGTTTGCTCCAAAGAGAAAATATGTTATAACACCAAATGGCACATGTGAGTTAGGACTATATTGGGATATACGCAAGTTTTTGCGGAGTAACCAGATCAATATAGATATACAGGTAACTGATAGTCTAGAAAAGGTAATTAACATTGGGGTGCCTGGTGTTATTTACAACAATTTTAAGTTTAACTTACGTGATTACCAGCTAGATGTAGTAGAACGTGCATTAAAGTTAGGTAGAGGTACATGTATATTAGGTACAGGAGCTGGTAAGACGTTTACAACTGCAGCTTTAATTGAAAATTTCTATAGAAAATCGCCGGATATAGATACTTTTAAGTGTCTAGTTATTGTACCTGACCTAGGCCTAGTCGAACAGACATATAAAGAGTTTATAGAGTGTGGATCCACCTATAAACTTACTAGGTGGACTGGTAGTATTGATCCAGACCTTACTGCAAACGTCATTATTGCAAATAATGGTATTATTCAAAGTAGATTTGATAAGAGTGATTGGATTAAATATATAGATTTATTAATAGTTGACGAGTGTCATAAAATAACAGCAGCATCGAAATTAGCTAAGATAGTTAAGCAGATTAAAACACAGCATAAATTTGGGTTTACTGGTACATTATCTGAAAACTTGCTCAATCAATGGGCTGTTATAGGAAGATTAGGACCTATTATATATGAAAAGAATAGTTATGAGCTAAGACAAGCAGATCATCTTGTTAATGTATCAGTTAAAATCTTAAACATAAAGTATAACGCACCACTTCGCTATATAACTGACAATAAATATAAAGAAGAGCTAGATTTTATATATGACTCACCCGGTCGTAATGAACTTATACTTAAACTATGTAGTAAGTTGAGTAATAATATACTGCTCTTAGTAAATCATATAAGACATGGTGATATTTTAGAACAATATCTCTCAAATATAAAGAATAAACAGGTATTTTTTATAAGAGGTGATGTAGGGGTAGATGAACGAGAAAAGATTAAAGAAATTATGGAGACTAATTCAAATGTTGTTTGTATTGCCATTAGTGCAATATTTTCAACAGGGGTTAATATTAAAAATCTGCATAATATTATATTTACCGCCGGTGGAAAGTCATTTATCCGAACAGTTCAATCAATTGGCCGAGGCCTTAGAAAACATGATACTAAAGAGGAGCTAATAATTTTAGATATATGTGATGATCTAATATATGGTATTAAACATAATACAAAACGAAAAGAAATTTATGATAAAGAAAAAATACCATACACAGAGACAACTATTAGTGTTTTATAACTTGTTTTTAATCAAACATATACTATAATAGTATAATGTCCAAGGAAAAAGAAGAATATTATATTCAACCTAAGGTCTTTAAGGAGTCGTTACGCGCTTATTATGACACAGATAACTTAACTGATGATCTAGCGGAAAATATTAAAAAAATTGCATATGGTTTGAGTTATAATTCATCATTTATAAATTATACATATAAAGATGACATGATAGGGGATGCACTTATTAAAATGTATTCCGCTTTAAAGTTTAAAAAATATCGGTTTGAAACAGGTTCGAACCCCTTTTCGTACTTTACAACAATTGCATACCATGCTTTTATCAACCGTATTAAGAAAGAGAAAAAGCACCACGAAGCTATTTGCAATTATAAAGAAAAGATTTATGAAGAATATATGTCTGACCCAAATAACACATGCGGATATATATATGTAAAGCCAATAGATGATGATTCCGACGATTACTAAGCCTAGAGTAGCTATTATATCTGATTTACATCTCGGCGTACATGCAAATAGTTTGGAATGGCATAAAAATGCTATAGAGTGGGCAAATTGGTTTAAGGTAGAGTGTTTATCCAATAATATAGTAGATATTATTTTTTGTGGTGATTGGCACCATAACAGAAGTGAGATATCTGTAAGCACATTACAGGTATCAGCTGATATTTTAGATATATTATCTGAATTTAATCTAATTATGATTATAGGTAATCATGATATATACTATAAATACAGAACTGATGTCAATTCCCTATCTGTTTTTAGGAATAGAAAGAATGTAACAATCTTGGATAGGTATCAAACTGTTGAAACATTTAATAAAAAGATATCTTTCTGCCCATGGAATACATCTATATCTGAAATAGAACAGAGTGATATAATATTTGGTCATTTTGAGATTGAAACATTTAAAATGAACGCATTTAAGGTGTGTGAAGAGGGTATTAAAATAAAGGAGCTCCTCAAAAGGTCGGATTTAATTATTTCCGGGCATTTCCACACAAGACATGAAAAGAACTTTGGGACAGGTACTATCTTATATGTAGGTAACCCATTTCAGATGGATTTTGGTGATACAGAGAACCAGAAAGGTTATTATATACTAGATATAACCACTAATAAGTATGATTTTGTGCCAAACAATGTATCATCTAGGTATAAAAAGGTTAATTTAAGTTGTTTAGTTAAAGAAGAAACAATTACACCTAACATTATTAATATTATATCTAATAATCTAGTTAAGTTGAAGATTGATATGAATATATCACAGGAAGACATGGATATACTGTTAGCTGTGTTGTATAAGCTTAACCCCGAGTCATTGACCGTTGATTATGACATCAATTATAATAGATTATTAAATGATACAGCAGATGTTGATGATCTGTCAGGTATCGATGTAGAACAAGCTATTCAAGAGTTTGTAAAGGTGCTTGATTTAGATAATAAGAATGATATTATAGAATATACATTAGATCTCTATGAAAAAAGTAAATTTCAAGCGAATTAGTATATTAAATTTTTTATCCGTTGGTGATGAGGTAGTATCAGTGGATTTTAAAACAGGTTTACATGTAATTACAGGTATTAATTACGACAAACCGGATCGAAGAAACGCAATTGGTAAAAGCACAATAGCTGATGCTATATATTTTGCAATTTTTGGCGAAACATTACGTGATATTAAAAAGGACCTTATATCAAATAATGTAACTAGTGGTAACACTCATGTTGAGCTGGATTTTGAAGTTATTACACCATCAGGGACTAATGAGTATAAGATAGTTCGAACGCTCGGACCATCAAAAGTCTTTATATACAAAAATAATAAAGACAAAACACGTGATAGTATATCAAACACCAACAAATATATATGTAATGTAACGAGCGCTTCCCCATCCATATTTAAAAACTGTGTAATTATGACAGTTAATAATGCTATACCGTTTATGGCTAAGAATAAGGTGGAAAAACGAAAGTTTATAGAAGATATATTTGGGATGGAAGTATTCTCGCAGATGTTATCCATTCTCCGCGCTGAGTATAATGATGTTAAGAAAGAATATGAAATTGATCAATCAAAACTAGATGAATTACAGAAAACATATGCTGAATATATAAAGCAGCAGGATGACATATTAGCAGCGCGTAAATCTAAGAGGGGCATATATAAAAGTAGGCAGCAGAATAATATAGATGATCTAGCCAAGTTAAATAAAGAGCTTAGCCAATATAAAGAGGAAGACTTAGATAGCATTAAAAAATCAATTGAACAGCTTAACAACCTTTTACCTAAATGTGATGCTAGAATTACAGAATATGTAGAGACTATTAGTTCTGAAAAAGCAAAAACTGGTCATTTAAAAGATATACTTTCTAAAATTGGTACTGATAAAGATACATGTCCAGTATGCTTAAAAAGTATTCAGGACCACGATAAAGGGTATATTAATAAGGAGAAGGAGCAGCTTAAAAACACCATAAAGTTGATGGTTGATGGTATTAAGACTGTTAATGACTACCTCAAGAAGTATAGAGGGGTTAGAGAGACAATTTGCAAAACTATTACAGATAACAACCAGCGATTATCAGATGCTATGTTATCTAAACAACGCGTTGGTAATATTAATGATAAAATTCAGCAGATACATCAATGGCAAGATGAATTACAGGTAGATTTAGATGTTATAGAAAGTACTAACACTGATTTTGATAACTTAATCGAATCTTCAAATAGTAGAATAAATGACTTATTGGAAAAAGTTAATAAGTTGAAGAAACATATAGCTAATCTAGATATTGTTAAGTATATTGTATCAGAGGAAGGCGTTAAATCCTACATTGTAAATAGACTCCTTGAATTATTAAATAGTAAATTGCTACAATATCTAAAAAGATTAGATGCAAATTCTATTTGTATATTTAATGAGTATTTTGAAGAAGAAATAATAAATGAAAAAAATAAAGTCTGCTCTTACTTTAATTTTTCAGGTGCAGAGAGGAAATCTATAGATCTTGCATGCTTATTTACCTTTTCTGACATTAGAAGATTGCAGGGTGGTGTTAAATATAATGTTGTTATATATGATGAGCTATTTGACAGCTCATTTGATGAGAAGGGTATTGAGATGGTTACACAGATATTACAAGATAGGGTTAAGGAGCTGGATGAGTGTTGTATTATTATATCACATCGAAAAGAGTCTATTAAAGCGGTCACCGGTGATGTTATATATTTAACTAAGCAAAATGGTATAACGAGACGCGTTGCATATACTGAAATCTAAAATAAATAACATCGATGCTTTCACCTCAACCCTTCTCACAACCCTTTGCGCAACCCTTTGCATCACCGTTCCCGAGAACGGGTCCTGGATTTTCATCACAACGAAAAAATAACGCGCCCATGCCTCGAGAAATGTCGCTGCCTAGATATATTAACTATTTGGCTGACCTAAGTGGTTGTGGCCACTGGCGTGTGCTATGGCCAGAGCAAGTTATTAACGCGACCGGTCGAGGAATTTCTCACTCTATAACATCGATGGTAACTGATCCAAGGTTTTATCAAAATGTTAAGGTAGTTAAACTGCAGAGACAAGCATCATCTGTTCAGAAAAAATTTGTTGAATTTCTCAAAAAGATACAACCTGATTATGGGTTTAAATTGATGTATGAAGTGGATGATGTTATCTTTAGGGAAGAAATACCTGATTATAATAAGTTTAAGTTTGCATTTGATAGTGAAGAAGTTCGAAATAACTGTATTGATATTATTAATATGGTTGATGAAGTTACTGTTACTTGTGATTTCATGCGAAGGTTATATTTAGACAAAACATCGCAGAAGAATATAACAGTTATCCCCAACTTTGTACCAGATTTTTGGATGGGACATTTATACAATGGTAAGGAAGTTGTGCAGCAGTTCGATATAAATAAGAAGAAGCCAAGAATTTTATATACAGGGTCTGGAGCCCATTATGATGTAGAAAATAAGACTGGTGGTGAGGATGATTTTTCAGGCGTCCGTGATTTTGTTAGAAAGACTGTTGATAAGTATCAGTGGGTGTTTGTTGGCGCTTTTCCTCCCCAGTTAGCTGATCTAGTTAAGCAAAATAAAATTGAATTCTATCCATGGCAAAATTTACTAAACTATCCTCGTGTAATTAGAAATCTAAATGTGCAGCTTATGGTAGCCCCCTTACAGGTTAATAATTTTAATAAAGCTAAATCAGATATTAAGTTTATTGAAGCATGCACTTTAGGTATTCCGTGTTTGTGTCAAGATATGGAGACATATAGTAACGCACCACCATCACTTAAGTTTAGTAATAGTGAAGAATTTGGTGATAAAATTGATACTATACTAAAGTGGAAAAACAGAAGTAAGTATTATAAAAATGTAGAAGCTCTACATCAAATTGGTGCTGGTAGAATGCTTGAAAAAGAGTCAAATATTGGTGCCATTATGGAATCGTTAAACACACCATATGACTCACCTGATAGAAAATACGCCGTAGAGTGGAATTAATTGTAGATTAAAATAGGAACTGACATATAATCTATATGTGGCTTATAGAAATGCAATTTATGATGGACGTGAAGGTGTAGTTAAATTATTTTGCTGGGATGAGGATGGTAATCGTATTGTTACAACTACCTCTCATGAGCCTTACCTCTATGTTGAAAATCCAACCGGGGATAAGGTATCTATTTTTGGTACAGCAGTTAAAAAGAAGAGCTTTCAGAATGGGTATCTAAAGTCAAGATTTTTGAAGGATTCTGGCGTTAAGAGAATTTTTGAAAATATGCCACCCGTACAGCAATTCCTATTAGATGTATATTGGAAGGATAACGAAAAAGAAGACTTCAGTCAATTCCCACTAAAGTGCTGTTTTCTAGATATTGAAACATTCTCGGTTGATACTTTCCCTGATATTGACAATCCAACTCATACAATTAATGTCATTACATGTTATGATAACTTTAGTAAAAAGTTTTTTACCTTTGGGTTAAAACCATATACAGGTACGTTACAAGATAATGTTGTATATGTTCATTGTAAGGATGAAAAGGAATTGCTAATTAAATTTATTGAGTATATGGAATCAGACTACCCTGATATATTATCAGGGTGGAACTCTGAAGGTTTTGATATTCCATATATTATTAATAGAATGGAGAGAATTCTTGGTGAGGATTATGTTAAGAGGTTATCACCTGTTGGTAATGTATATTTTAGATTAATGAGAGGCCAGTTTGGTCAGGAAAAGAAAAGGTATTTTATTACTGGTATTGCCTGCCTAGACTTCCTAGATGTTTATAAGAGGTTTTGTCTTAAGTTGAGAGAATCATATAAGTTAGATGCGATTGGTGGTGTAGAGCTCGGTGAAACCAAAGTGGATTATGAGGGTATGTCGCTAGCAGAACTATCAGAGAAAGATTGGAATAAATTTATTGACTACAACATTCAAGATGTTAATCTACTAGTTAAGTTAGAAGAGAAACTTCAATATATACCACTCTTGAGAATGTTATCATATGTTGGGTTAACCAACCTCGAGGGTGCTATGGGTACAATTCAGGTTATTAATGGTGCGTTATGTGTTAGAGCTCGAAATAGGGGTGAGATTATATCTACGTTTGTTCGAAATGAGGGTGAAGGTAAAAATCCGGGTGCGTATGTAGCTGAACCTAAATCTGGATTTAAAAATCATATTGTATCATTTGATGCAAATTCACTATATCCAAATGTGATGATATCACTTAATACATCTCCGGAGACTAAAGTTGGTAAGGTTGATATTATTGATGATAAAGTTATAATTCAGCATGTTTCTGGTAAGCAGTTTAGTTTGGATAAACCTGCCTTCGCAAAATTTCTTAAAAAGGAAGAATGTTCATTATCCAAAGCTGGTTTTATGTTTACTCAAAAAAAGAAAGGTATCATACCTGAATTTTTGGAATACTATTATAATCAACGTGTTGGTATTAAGAAGAAATTATTTATAGCAAAGCAGAAGCTTGAAAAAGATTCAACTAATACCAATCTTAAGTATGAGGTTGAGAGACTTAATACCTCACAGATGGTAATTAAAATACTTATTAATTCCTGTTATGGTTATATGGGAAACAAAAAGGCCCCTATTGGGGATGATGATATTGCATCATCTGTAACATTAACTGGTCAAGCAGTTATTAAGAAATCAAATGAGTTTATTAAAGAGTATATTAAGTCACGCGTACCGTCTCTTAGTGATCATCAACTTGAAGAGAATATCATTTACAACGATACAGATAGTTCGTACATCTCTATATCACCTATTATTGAAAGTGGTTTAATTAAGTTTTGGGATGGTGATCAAGTTCATCAAGAGACCTATGACGAAATTCAAAAAATTGAAGATTATCTTAATAAGAATATGGAAGGTTGGGCGAAGAAAGCCATCCTCACTAAAAATAGTAGGTTTGTATTTAAGAGAGAGTGTATAGCTGATACTGGAGTGTTCTTACAGAAGAAGAGATATGTTATGCATATCTTAGACGATGAAGGTATTAAGAAACAAAAGTTTAAGTATACTGGTGTTGAAGTAGTTCGAACTACAATGCCGGATGCAATTAAGCCATATGCTAAAAGGATCATTGAGACAATGCTCTCTACACAGTCATTGAAGGAGACAAATAAAGTACTAAATGATACCTATGAAATATTTAAAACCTTAGCCCCAGAGCAAATAGCTTTTGTGATGGGCGTGAAGGGGTATGAAAAATATGCTGTTCAGTGTAAGCAATTTAAAACTTGCAAGGGAATGCCTATACATGTTAAGTCTGCATATTTTTATAACATGATGTTAGATATGCTAAATACAGGCAATAAGTATGAGAAGCTTAGTTCTGGTGATAAGGTAAGATATTTATACCTACAGCAACCAAATAAATATAGGTTAGATACTATTGGATTTAAATACGAATTTCCAGCTGAGTTGGGTGAACTATTTAAAGTTGACTATGAAAAAATGTTTGAAAAAATTCTCTTTCAAGGTATCGAGAGGTTCTATAATAACGTTTCATGGGCTATTCGTCGACCAACAGCGAATGTTCAAACAGAACTATTTGATATTTTTGGCTCATAGACTATATATATGTACATATGGAAAAATACCTAGACAGACCACAAGATGATGGAACACGTAATTCTCACCCATCGTACTGGAGAGGTAGAGCGAGAGGTACAGCAGAGATTTTAAATATTATTAAAAATATTGCAGAGGGTAAAGATGTAGGTGATGACATAATTGCATCCCCAGTTGTTGAAGCCGCTAGACGTATTATACTAACATACAAAGATACCCTAACACACGCTTCGAAAAAATCTACATACCTAGCTAAACATGCAGGTATAGCTGTAGAAACAGCTGAGAAGTTAGCTGAGCAGATAAAGCTTTAATTTTCTCTCCTGTCTTCAGGTTTGTAATGCATGATTCTATCATGCCATATTGGTGAGGCGAGTAGTATACCTGTTTTGAGTTCATCATCTACATTTTTTTGATGCATGTATGACATCCATGTTTGCTCGTATGGGTGAGCCCATGTAGTATCAATAAACATCTTTTTATTACCTGCTTTACTAACAATCATCGGCCAGTTAGCATAATATACCTCCCCGTCGATGTATGATACACCATCCACATTACCTATATTATTAAATTTAGTTCTAGGGCAATTATTGTCTAGTCCATGTATTGGTAACTGATCATAATGTGGCCATAATTTAGATCTTACATCTTGTGGTACATTATACCATGAACATTGCTTATCGTTATCAAAGTATACCTCTGTAAATGATAGTTTGAGAAAATCAAACTCTTCCTTTATCATTATTTTATGTAATATATCGTATAGACCAGGTATATATTTCTTAAACCCATTCCTACAAAATTGACCCTCTAATTCAGGTGGATTAACAGTCATATCATCCTCAAAAAAGAACATATAATCTGCATCTGACTTATCAAAATGTTCAGCCGCGGCTTGTCGTCCACCACATATACCGGTATTACCGCCTAAATCAATATATTCAAACCCATACTCTTTACATGTTTGTTGGTTTTTAATTTTACTTTGTTCATCTGTCGAGTTATCTAGTAAAATTAAATCAGGCTTTTCTAACCACTCAGATGCCTTTTCCATTGTATTAATTGTATGTAGTGGCTGCTCAGGAAAATTAAATGTGAGCATATATAGATTGGTTTTTAGCTTACTAATATCATATGTACTACCAGTAGGTTGATCAGTAGCTTTACGCTCAGGTACCTCTTCTAGCTCTACGTGTTCCCCTTCCAAAGCATTAACGAAGGTACCTATCATACCGTACTCTTCTAATGCAAATCTCCTATATTTCTCTGGGTGAGATTTGGCCATTATCGAGAAAACACTTTCCTCAGTACCCATGTAACCTTCACCTATAGTCCTATCTAATAACCCGTAGTATTCGCTATTTGCATCGGATATAGCATCCTTATGACCACCAAATAACCCTCCGCGGCAAACATAATCTACCTTCTCACCTGCAAATTTATTCATAGCATTAAAATCAAATCCATGTATCTCATTCGCTGCTTTGTAGGGGTAAGATAAGAACAAAAACGGATCTAGATAATCCGTTATCTTAGATAAGGTATCTTCACTATACAAGGTATTTGCATTTACAGTCTGAGTAATACCTGCATCTAGCCAGATGAAATAATCAGTATCAAATGGATCCCATATTTTAGCGTCATGTAAAAAAGGCATTTTCGACATTACAATAGGATTATAATATTCATTCTTACACTGCGGTGAATTTTTAAGCCACCCACCTTCTCCTGTTATATTCTGCCACGCTTCACTAGTTCTTATATCTTGAACTCTATCCCAAAAAGGTAAAAACATATTAGTTTTAATATCCTCTAATTCATATATCTTAATTAGAGTGTTATCTCGAGATCGTCTTTCTAATACGAATGACTCTAAAGATTTCGGAATAAACAGAATCATGTTACACGGTATTTTAAGAAACAAGTCAAAATGTTCTTCATACCTAGACCACTCACGCCCCTCTCTTCCAATATCCCATAAGCCAGAAACTATAGTCAGATTATTACTCATAAACCTTATTAATAACCGTTATCAATAAATTTTTTGTATAGACAATCTTCACTGATGTTAAAGTTAGCAGCAGCTTCCGGTGATTGCCTATACACATTACACCCTTCATACGATTCATGATTAGTGTGTCGTAATACAGGAAATGTTTCAACTCCCCCTCTCTCTCGCCAATCTTCTAAGGTAGGCAGATCAGGATCGTCAGGATGAAATGTCACGATTCTATTTCTTTTCTTGCTCGAGAAATAAGCTGATATTAACAAATCGTCATCCCATGTAAAATTGTCCTCAACAAAGTCTGTAAAGTCAGTCTCAAAATATTGTCTTTTGTAAGATACAGATTTGTAGTGCTGTATAATATCTACACGGCTATTTCTTTTATTGGAGGTATAATAGTAATCTCTAACATCACCGAAAAAATTATCTCTAGATCTTATCCCGTCATAACCGATAATATCATCAGTAAATAATGATTGGTTATTAACTTGCTCTCGAACTAGATCTGTATGATACACTAAATCATCATCTACTACGATAATAATATCATCCGGATTAGTTAGACGCTCGATAGTTGGTAATAATTTAGTAATAGGACCACTATCCTCGAGATTGTCAAATATAGTAAATTTGTTATTACTACCATGCGATAATTCTCGGATCCAATCTGGAATAATATATTCCTCTCCAGTGGATGTAAGTAACTTCGGGACATTTAAGTGTATTTCGTAATTATCATGCGATTGATTGAGTAGTGACAATAGGTTACTCTTAATACCTTCTTCATATGATTCAGGAGAATTTATCCTTGAAGGGATTGTTGTTAGTGTTAGTACCACGCGTTGCATATGCATACTTATTAATAAATATGCATATGCAAGCAGCACTCATTTCTTATCTTTAAAGTGTTAAGGGTTGTAGTAATAACCATAATATTGTGATATGTCTTTAATTTAAAATCTACTATAGAAATTTAAGGTCCTTAAAAATTCTATACCAACTATCTTCACCTCTCATAAAGGTTTTTGCATAATTAAAGTTATGTTCTATGGCTGGGAGCATTTTCTCATACGGATCCTCTTTATTTAGAAAATCTACTATATCTTTTAATTTATTACATAGTACGCGTTGATGAAACTCTTCTACAGGGCAATCAGGATCTGGTAATTCAACTCCCCTCATATTAAACTCAACAATACCATCCATATTGATATTATCATCAAAAATCTTCGAGCCGCAATATATAGGAACGCACCCAGATAAAAAACAATCATATAGCTTTTCAGAATTAAACCCTGTTTGTTCATATGCATTCTCAATAATAATAACATACTTATAATCATAGTATGCTGTTCTAAATTCACATAAAGTATCGCGTTGAGATTCTTCTGAGCCGAGAGTAAGGACCCCCCCACAAGGATCTTCATGAGGGTGGTGCTCTCTACCCGTTATTGTCTGGTTTTTGTTCCACATTGCTCCAGATCCATAGAAATCAACTAGACCGGTATCATTTAAACTATTATATACAGCGTGACGGAGCCTGTGCCCTAGGCAATAATGTTTCCAAGAAAAGGGACACGATATCATTTTTGATTTTGGATGAAGTTTAATATTAGCTTCATCTAACCATGTTGTATAGGCACATTTACTTGAGTAATAAAACTTATCTGGCCTCTCTTCTAATAGATGTCCGAGTTTGTCCTTGTTGTGAGTAATTACTAAATCAAATTTTTCAAAGTCTGTTTGTATATAGTCATATACATCTGTCCAGGGCGGTGTACAATACGGCTCTAACAAGATACATACATTCTTATTACCATCTACCGGGATATCGACCAGCTCTGATTTAATAAAATTATCTGTATATACGTTTATAGGCCTCCTTATACCATCTCTCATTTTAAGAATATAGTCAGAAGGAGATAAGCATGGAGCTAACCACTCACTACACATAGTACTATCCCAAAAAGTTACATTAACTGGCGTCATCTTAAATATTTAATCAAATATTATAGAGGCTCAACTAGTTGTATATTATAATACTTATGTTAAAAGTTTGCTATCAATGAGGGAGTAGATGAATATAAGTACGGCTATTCTTGAGGAATTTTAATAAATACTGTTTGACGGCCCCACAATATTTTAATATAATCATTGTCCAACAGATATGGGGTTAATAATCTATCCTTACCTGCACTACCTGTATTAAAATCAGTATCATCTATAGATATCAAATGAACTGGTGCCATCTTACTTTCTGCAGCTTTAAAAGCCTCTAGATGATGTTCAGCATATCTATGAGTACCTTTATCCCACCCATCTAAATATAAAAGATCTATAGGCTTATCGAATTTTTCTAAAAATTCGATACCATCTTCCGGTATATGTATATATAAATTGTCTGGGAGAGGTTCTTTGATATGATATTTATATTGATTTTCTAACTGAGATTTACAGTGAGTATCTACATCTACCGTATATACATCAAATCCCTCCCGGGTCCAGAAGTATGTTGAATGTCCATCCTGACAACATGGAGGAGCGTCTTTACTTTGCAAATTATGCGAATTATTATAGTATTCAATACAGTTACTAGTTAGTTCCATTCTAGTAGATCCAATTTCTACTATAGTCTTACCATCAATCAATTTTAAGAGCTCAATAGTTTTAGCAATCCATGGAGCTGGGTAGTTTCTAATACTGTTTTCTTCATGAGTTAATACATCATGATCCCAGTAATAGCATGTATGTTTAAATTCATCACATGCCTTTAATACATTATAAAAATAATCTTTCATATATATATATATATTTATTTTACTATCGCTATTATTCTATCATTAAATCTACGGGTGTATCGGGTAAAGTCATAGAGACTAAATGACTGTGCATTTTGATCTTTAGCTAAACTTTCCAGGCTTGCCGCTAATTAATGTCCGTAGTAACCTCGATCCACCATTGCCCGGGGTGTGTAATATTAGCTCTATTATTAAATATGGTATCGACAGCTCGTATAATATCAGGCCAATCTCGAGTATAATCATCCCCACAAATAATCCCACCCTTTCGTATCAATGGTAGCCAATTTATAATATCCTCCTTTACAGAATTGTAATCATGTGACGCATCAATATATACAATATCAAAAAAATTCTTGGGATAGTTTTTACTTTCTGTTACAGAATCGTTTTTAATTAATTTAATATTATCGATTATAGGTTCAAGATAATGGTTAGCTAATTTCCAGTAATCTGTATGTGTATTATGCTCCGCGGAGCCCTTAAAATGGTCTATAGCATATTGCCTACACTTAATATTATGATGTGTAAAATACTGATTAAATATAGTAGTTCCTTTACCCATATATACCCCAATCTCAGCAAATTTAATTTCATCTGATGTCAAGATTTTTGTCTTGCTAATTACCGGCAAAATATCTGTTAGTAGATTATTAATTTGATCCTCTGATAAGAAGCCTGGTATAAGATTATGATTAGTTTTCATTTAATACTTATCACACTCATTGTAGTCCCAAATAGCTGGAAATAGTCGCTCAAGCGCGTGAGCATATCCCCATTCTGATCTATCACCTATTTGCTCGAGCAAATTTTTCCACCATAATAAAGACTTATTATCTATACAGGCTGACTTATTGACTATAAATTGTATACCGGCGGGGAAATGTCTAACTAATTCGTTTTTATCTGTAAGCACTTTAACAGGTAAGCTTATTTCAGATGCAACAACATCTAACCCGTGCCCCCATTCAACAGATAGGCAGGTTGCCATATATCCTAACTCGACAAAATTCCCCGCGACTCTACAGAACTGATCGTCATTTAAATCTTTGATAATATTATTATAATCTATTAGATTTTTGCACTTATAATTAACATACGGTACAGTATGCGGACAATGATCAAATGGGTGTCCCTGTAGAAATGTAATTGTTTCATAATCTTTATCATAATATTTGCATATATGATAAACATGTGTATGAGCATCCCTACCACTAAAATTATTTGGTAAATGTTCAATAATAGTGTTTGGTATATCAGGTATATCGATACCTACTAAGTCCTCACTTTTATTATATATATAAATATCTACATCTTCTAACTGGTTAATCCAATTAATATCTTCATTATATCGCGCTATTACGACTGCATTTTTTTTCATAATTGTATTTCTGCTTTTTCAACCCAGCCTCTACTTTTACTTATAGCCCAATATACAACTTTAACTGGTATTTTTTCTGTCATAAACATCTCTTCGTAGTGAATTGGTTTACCATCCCTAACAAGATCTTCCAGTCTCTTATCATTAATATATGTTTGATGTATACCTATACCATCTTCATCATCAAATGACACTAACAGATTCTCATAATCATCACCCGGTAACATATCTTTGGTTATATCCACTAAATAGTATATAGAATTTATAAAGGAGTCTTCCCACTCCTCCTCACTATTATAAGGGTATGGGTTTGGAGGAATTTTATTATCTTTAGTATATTGCTGGAATGCTCGCCGCTTAAAATTTATACCAGCATACCTTTCATAATCCTTTAAAGATCGTGTTTTGCCTAAATCATACTCACCTAAATCTAACAACCTCTCTTCTACACCAAGCAGCTGTCTAATTCTAGCACGAGCATCATTATTACCCCTCCACCACATATCGTCACCCCTACTGGACATGTCGTCCCATACTAACATATTACTTCTCTCTTCTCTCATTGTAGCATGCCAAATTACTACTCGATGCGGATGAAACAAATCATACCCATGGGTGAAAGATCTAACTGTGAGATTAATCTCTTCACCAGCGAAGAAAATATTTGGATCATGTCTAATTTCTTTAGCCCACTTATTTGACCCAAACGAAAAGTGACCACTTAAAAATCTAGCAGGGTATGGCTTTGTAAGTTCCTTCCAATCTCGAACACCTGTCGGTCTAATGAAGATAGTACCAAATGGGTAAAAGCAAGCCGCCTCTGATACCCATGGCTCTTGCACTCGTCCAGCCGGGTCATTAAAGGGATCATACATAGGTAGATAACCACCTATCACCGGATTGTATCCATCTTCAACTAGTTCATCATACCAACCAATTAAGGTACTATCCCAATTTTCTGTAAACCGGTGATGTGAGTCCAATTGTAATACAAAATCTTCATCTTCGAGTAACTCATCATTGATAACTGCGCGCGCGTATGCTAAGCCTTTAGCTTCAGTATAAAGCATTTCTTTAACTTTAAACCTAGAATCGTCTTTAAATTCTGATAAGTCATCAAAACCATCTTTAGGGTTATATTGCCTACATATACCAAATCTAACCCTATTAGGAAATTCAGCGTTCGTTAGCGCATCCTTAATAGTAGGTATAAGCTCTGGATCTCTATATGCGGGCAAATGTATTAGTATAGTTCGTTCTGACATATTAATTGCATCTTGTAAATTCAATAATATTGTTTTCAGCTAGTTGAACCTTGTTATCCATCTCTACCTCTTCTAGTAATCTAGGACTAATTATACCCTCCAGCCTATCCATCCAACCTTGAGATTTAGAATTTGGCCATACAATCCATTTATAGGGCGGTACATCTGTATTAAACTGCCTCCATAGTTTGCAATAGTTGTCAGAGTCTTTCTTCATACGATCAATTTCGTCTGGTAAAGCATCCTCTCGATATATCTCATTACCATCAACATCCTCAAATGCTACAGCCCAGCATGTATAATCATCGAGAGGCACTAGATCATACCCAATATCAATACAGTGTTTAAAGAAATTTAAGAACGAGCTATTATATTCCTGTTCAGTTGTGTAAGTTGGATTAGGTGGATATTTATTATCTAGAGTATATTGCTGTAATTGTCTCTTCTCAAATAATACTCCCGCATATTTTTCATAATCTTCTAGAGTACGCTCATTACCCAAGCCATATTCACACTTATCCCCTTCAGCGATAAATTCACCATCTATACCCAATAACTTTCTAACTTTGGTATGTGATTGTGTATCTAACTCTACCCACCCGTCATTATCACTCCAATGTCTAGGTTGATCTGATCTAGTATAGTAATGCCAGATTACAACTCGATGAGGGTGAAATAAATCATACCCATGGGTATACGCTCGAACTGCTAGACTTATTTCTTCACCGTGGAAGTATATCTCAGGGTCATGCTGAACTTCTTTAGAGAATATACCTAAAGTAAAGCAGAAATGTGCTGAGAGAAATCTAGCTGCAATAGGGGCATTATAGTTTACCCAGTTTGGAATTGTTTCTGGCTTAGTATGTAGAGGACCTTCCGGGGCAAATCTATCAAATACCAAACGCCATGGATCATTTTCAGTTTTACCTGTTTTTGGATCATATGCCGGTACATATCCTGTTAACAGAGGTTTTTTATGACCTTGTAGCTGCAGCATATAGATCATATTCTTTAGTGTAGTGTCCCAACCCTCTGTAAATCGGTGATGTGAATCTAAGTGAAGTGTAAAATCTTCATCATTATAATGTTGCTGAATTAAATTTCTAGCCCAACATACACCTTTAGCTTCCTTATAATCAATATCGATAATATTAATATTTTTGTGTTTGTTAAAACTAGTTAGTTTATCCCACTTGTCTTCTTTAGCATGTTGCCAAGCAACACACACCCGTAAATTATCAGGCTCATCAGCTTTCTCAAGCATATCCTTTAATGTCTTTTTAAGTTCAGGGTCTCTATATGATGCAATCTGCACAAAAATTAGTTTACCCGTGTAAGGATTCATATTAATCATTTAATCTGTTAAAAAATAAAATCCAGTAGTTGCATTATTAATAATTGACTATAATATATAACTATATGTCAAATATTACAACAATCGTCGATCAAGTCGGAAGAACAGTTATTGGTGTGGAAACTAAATCCACAAAAGATACTATTACACTAAATAATCCAGTTATTATTCATGTACAACCAAACTCAGAAAACGGTCAATTACAAGTACAATCGTTTCCTTACCTGTTTATGGAGTTTATTAAAGGTGATAAAACAAAAAACAACTGGACATTCAATAAAGGTGCAATCGCTATCTCAGATGTTGAATTGGATGATAAGATTATTGAGCAATACAATAATATTAATTCACCAGCAGCTACTGCTGCATCTCCAGAAGAGCCTAGTGTAATTAAACTGTTTGACGAATAATTTAAGATAGCTCATTCCGGTGTAGCATAATGGTAGTGCACGTGACTGTTAATCACGCAAGTGTTGGTTCGAACCCAACCACCGGAGTTTATTGCAATTTACCATACTACAAACTAAATATATTTACTATGAAACTAACTACAAATAAAAATAACATCCTATCAAATAACCCTATCGTTAATCTAGATAAAATATTTGATAATATGTTTAATACAACACCATTATTTCATAATTTAAATGAAATATATAAAACAGGTGATCAGGTCAGGTTCTCACCTGATGATGAATCGCTTACAGTTCAAATTGATCTACCAGGAGTAAAGCGAGATGATATTGCAATCACCTCCGATACAGACCAGTCCGAGGTATATATTAAAGCGAAGAGAGACATTAAAACTCTAGACGGTACACAGGAACAAACATATAACCGTTCCTTTACAGTAGGACGTGAGTATGATATTAAGCAAATTACATTTGTCTATCAAGATGGTTTACTTGAAATTGATGTTCCACGGCGGCAAAAGGAACAATATCTTAGAACACATACACTATAACCTTTAACTTAAAATAATATTAAAGACCTCTATTGCATATTATGTGGTAGAGGTCTTTTTGTTTGTATTATACTTAAAAATAAGTTGTAAAGTAAGGATCTTAATATATAATATAGTATATGGATAAAGATATTGCAAGTGCGTTGGACGAAATTGATACTGTTAACCCCTTTGCAACATATCTAAGTGATAGTACACTTAGTAGAGTAGGTGGGTGGGTTGATACTGGGTCATATGTATTAAATGCCATAATCTCCGGATCTCTTCATGGTGGTATACCTAAAGGTAGGGTAACTATGCTAGCTGGTGAGTCTATGACTGGTAAATCCCTGTTTGTTATGAAGATATTAGCTGCAGCTCAAAAAAGTGGGTTAATACCAGTTATTTTTGATACGGAAAACGCGATTGACCCGGAAGGTGCTGAAAGACTTGGGTTAGATGTTAGCAAAGTTAAATATGTTCCTTGTATAAGTACAGAACAGACTAGAAATGCATTATATAAGTTCCTTACATCAGTTAAAGAGAAGGGATTGGAGGGTAAATTTATCGTTGCTATTGATTCCTTAGGAAATTTACAGTCAGAACTGTCATTATCACGAATGAGTAAAGATAATACAGCAGCTGATATGGGTACAAATGCTCGAGCTATGAAATCTCTCATGCAGACATGTACTAATTTAGGAGCTGTCACACAAACAACTATTATATGCACTAACCATGTGTATGATAATCCTGCAGCTCTGTTCCCATCAATCGAGAAAAATATGCCTGGTGGTAAGTCATGTGTATATCTACCTTCAGTTACCGTTCAACTGGCTAGAAAGCCAATGAAAGCTGACGGTGGCAAAACAATGGATGGTGAAACTGCTGTAGCGCAAAAGAGTTATGCTGGCATTATCATTAGAGCTCTAACTCGAAAGAATCGATTTATTAAACAGTATCTAGAGGGTGAAATGTATCTATCATTCGCATCCGGTTTAGATAGATACTATGGCCTAATTGACTTAGCAGTTGGTTTAGGCGCCGTCATTCAAACTGGGGCAACCTACCAACTTGAAGATGGTAAGAAGTTAGGATATTACAAGCAGTTTAGGAAAAATACTGATCTATGGGAAAATACCATCCTACCTATTGTAGAGGCTAGAATGAAGGATGAGTGGAACTATTCAAACAAAGAAGAAGAACCACCTGATGAAGTAGCAGAAACGATAGTTGATCCAGTGTCGACCTCACTTAAGGATATATTAGAATTAAAGGAAAAATAATACTATATGCGACTCAGCTAAGAGGTTCTAACCCTATAGGTTATTGTGTTGCATCTTTGCTGTGAGATATTTGATAACATCTGCAGCCTCAAATCATGTTCTCGTCGCGGTAGCCATGTTCATCTTTGACGATTTGCATGAATGTCTCAAATTGATGTTTACCTAGGTTCATTAAAAAAACTAACCCAGCATCTCCAAGATTATCGACAAATACTTCAGCCTTTTTAACAAACTCGTCGAATTCACCTAGTGATTCATCTTCAGCTGGGTGTACATCACCTTCAGCCCCCATATGTGGAGGAGCCTCCTCTTGCTCGTAACTCTCGTTAAGAACTTTACCGGTCAAAACCTTAGTGTATTGCTCTGCCATTAAATCAAACTCATTACGCTTCATAATATTATTTATGATACTAGTTGAATTTATATCAAAAGACATTATAATTATTTCATGAATAAACGACTCCTATTATCTTTATCAGGTGGTGCAGACAGTGTTGTCCTCTTGCATATGGCTGTTGATCGTGGATATGAATATATTCATACTATATCGTTTGACTATGGGCAGAGACATAAGAGAGAGCTTGATTGTATACAGAAGCAGTTTAATGCTGTCAATGAAAAACATAGCGTTAAACTGTTTAACACTATTATTGATGCGAACTTTCTTAAACAGATATGCCATACATCATCTCTCACCAATACTGATATCGAAAACCCCAATATCAGTAAGATTGCAGGAGATGCGCAGCCAGTATCATATGTACCATTCAGAAATCAGATGTTTAATACCATAGCTTGTGCATATGCAGAGAGTAATGGTATCTCAGATGTTTGGTATGGTGCTGCACAAGTTGATTCCTTAGCTGGTTATCATGATGGCTCGCGAGAGCATATTGATGCATTTAATCAGTTGATAGCTCTTAATAGAGAACATAGGATAACGTTATCTGCACCACTATTAACAATGTCTAAAGCTGATATTATCTTAGAGGGTGTAAGACTAGGTGTCAACTTCGCAGACACATGGACATGTTACAGTAACAGAGAAGATGGTTTAGCTGATGCTACAACACCATCAAGTAGCATGCGCTTAGCTGGTTTTATGCAAGCTGGTTATGTAGATCCTATCAAATATGTGCAGCAAAAGGCCCTAAATGATATATACGAACAAAAAGGGTGTAAAGAGATCTAATTATTATAGTAACTCTGCCTTAATTAACCAAACTATTACACTATATAATTGTCCGAAAGCTATTGATAACAGGCATATTTTTGTTATCCTTCTAGTTTTTCTGCTAGCTCCTAATGTTGGAGCTATAAATGCACGTATATGACAATACGCTGCAATAGTTGTCATTAATTGCCTAAAAATTATGTTTGGAAAAACACCAAATTCTATCAGATTGGTAGTAAAGGGCATCTCGAGATAATGTGAAGTCCATGGTATAAGCCAGTATAGGTTATCCACCGCGTTACCTAAAAATCCTATGGTTATCCCACAAATTATCCAACCCATTTGCGGTGTAATTTTATCATCAGTTCTACGTATTGCATGCCGTAGCGAATGACTACACTCATATATAATATATGCGCTTAATATTACTAATGGAAAGGTCCATGCAATAGATTGCAGCTCTATTATTGTTTGTATTTGATCGTAATACATAACAATAATATTTAGTTAGTTCCTACCATTACCCCTGCTAATTAATATATCTATCTTAGTCTTAATCGAGCTTACATCCTCTTTAATACTACCTATATCTTCCTTTATAGGTGTAGTTTCTTCCAATATAGCGAGCTTTAATTCAGGCTCTCTTATATGTAGTCCGGTATTACTCGAATGTTTCGACACTAAAGAGTCCATTCTGGTTATTATCGAAGCCACCCCTTTATGATGTGGTTCATATTTATGTTTTACAATATCATCTACAATTACAAATGTTGACCATAGGATAGTAATAGAGCCTATAGCAGCCCCAATAACGGTCACCCATCCTAATATTGTTGTAGGGGCAGCAAACTTTATTCGTTTCCTGGAAGCTATTTCAGCTATAGTTGCACCAACAACTAACTTTATATGATCTTCATCGGACATGACTTTTAATTAATTATAGCCCGTAACTTCTGAGTTCTGCAAGCTGACCTATAGTTTTTGGTTTCATCTTGTCCTTAAATAATATAAACTTTTCTTTCGGTTTAAGTAGCCGGTCCTTATGAGCCTGATCTGATAGATAAGATAAGGTGTAAGATTCGTTAACTGTATTCTCGTCCTCACCTCTTAGATGGCCAAGTTTAGCCTTAATAATACGGTACTTAGTGTTAAGTCTAGTTGCGGTTGTGTAATCTTTCCTATCAGTATAATATTCAATCTCTTTTCTCAACTCATGAAGCTTGAGCTCAAGCGCATCCGCTCGGTCTTCAGCCGGCTCCTCCAGTCTTTTTAGAAGCCTATCTTTAATAGCTCTATTATTAGCTATACGTGCCTGGGGATCATCACCATATTGCTGCTCAGTTAAGTAATGTGCAGTATAAGATTCATTAACTGTTTCCTCATCCTTACCTCTTAGATTTCCAAGTTTAGCCTTAATAATACGGTACTTGAAGTTAAGTCTATCTGCGGTTGTGTAATCTTTCTTATCACTATAATATTCAATCTCCTTTCTCAACTCATGAAGCTTAAGCTCAAGCGCAGCAACCCGATCTTCAACCGGTCCCTCTAGTCTTTTTAGAAGCCTATCTTTAATAGCTCTATTATTAGCTATACGTGCCTGGGGATCATCACCATATTGCTGCTCAGTTAAGTAATGTGCAGTATAAGACTCTGTAACTGTTGTTTTATCTAGATAATGAGCTACGTCAGCATCTAACTCTTCTGCCTCCTCTGCCTCCTCTGCATCAAACTTATCAGGTTGTTGATCTACTACCGGCGGTTTAGTTGATGTAGAGTATGGGGTGCGATCTTGTTGAGCTCTATTTGCAGCCGGCCCAACTGGTTGAATATTAACATTACCTGGCTCGGTAATATATATTTCAAACCTATCTGTAAAACGCTCTATATCTTGTTGAAGTAAGTCATACAGCTTTTGAACACCAATTTCTTTTACTTTATCTGCTAACGCTCTAGCATTTGCAGATTCCGAATCCGAAGCAAAAGAGAAGGATATTAGATTATATCCATCCTTACTTACAATATCAACACCATCTTCATCCGCAAACGCCTCAACCTTATTTCTAATCTTAACCGCATCGTTTGGGTCAATTACTTGAATTTCAACAATATACCTTTCATCAAAATATTCGCCGTATAAATCATCTACAACCTCACCAATTTCACCATCAATTTCAGCAACCTTGGATGTTATAGGTGGTTCAACTTCCTCTTCAGGCTCTTGTTTATAATTTTTACCCATTATATTTGTCAGCTGTACATCTAAATACCTTGTTGGATTTTGTTTAATATCATCCAACACACTATCAATAAGCGGGGGGGTTTCAATCTCCACACCAGTTTCATCTACTTCAGGATGACTATAAAATAGTCTATTAAAAACCTCAGGGTCTGCTTTTTGAATTTCATTTGCTATAAAGGTTGAAGATGTGGCCTTTTTGCGTAAGATATCAAACAGTTCATCTGTTAGATAATCTCTATGGTATAAAGCTCTTAGCAAAATTTGGTTTTTAGTTCTAGATGACGCTCCTACTCCTTGACCTGTTTTTTGATTTTTATAATTTTTAAGTATAGGGGTTAATCCGGATTTTTTAATAGCACCCTTCCATGCACTGGAAGAAGAACTAGTTGCTTCTTCTAAAATATTAATTCGATTAAAAAGATCGTTGAATTTTGCATATGTTTGCATATAATTATTTATATATATGGGACTTACTTATCAAAATTTTAATGAAATAGGTTATGAAGAGCTATGTAAATTGCCGGGAGTTGGTAAAGCAACTGCAGAGAGAATTATTGCTCAAAGACCATTCCTTAGAGATGCAGATTTATCTAAGGTTAGAGGATTAGGTAAAGGTACTTTAAAAAAACTCGGTATAGAAAATGTTAAAAAGAGACAGAAAGGTATTGAAAAATGGTTATACCATCCATATGAAGGTGATGATGTGGAATACCCACATCACTGCTTCGCGTACGATACTAGAAATAGTCAACTAGACTTCTTCTGGCGTATACCTCAAAACTACCGTAAATATTATGGGGTAGATTAATTTAAACTTATAACTATATACAATATATTAGTTAGGTTGTTAGTTATATATAGAAACACATTATGAAATTACGTAATCAAAATAGGAAGGGGGCTTGTTATTTGCGCAATTTTTGGCTCATTTGAACCTTCAATGTTTGAAGTATTATACCAAGCAAATAAATTGCGTGGTAATTTTGCCAGTAGTGTTATTGCAATTGGTCATGAAGATACATATATTCAAAAATTTGAAGGAGATATTCCTAAGTCGTTTGAATATGTAGATGATATGATATATATTACCGGTCATGTACAAGCACCAACATCATGTAAACGTGAGTGGTCATATGATACATCACATCCGTTTGAGTCTATTTCATGGACAATATGTCATAATGGCGTTATAACAAATGAACAGCATCTTCGACAGACATACCTACCATATATAGAAAATCCTGTTGATTCTTCGTTAATAGCTAACCTACTACAATTGTTTGTAGAAAATCAGTCAGCATCTAATGATAATATAGACCCAGTAAATGCTATTAAATCAACACTAACGTTGCTAGAAGGTACATTTGCATTATCTATTATTGATTCTGATACAGGGGAGTTTTATATTGCTCGTTGTGGGTCTATTCTACATTATGACGATAAAGGCAATTTTTCAACTATACCTGGTAAAGGGTTTACAGAGTTGCCAGAAGGTATAATCATGCGACTTGATAAAGATCATCTTAAATGGGTGCAAGTTGCAACTTTTGAGACTCAATCACCATTTCTTTTTATATGAGTAAGATATTTTATTTTTCAGCAACTGCAGGGTCAAAACGAGACACCCTACTATACAAAACGACAGATAAAGAAGTATTTTTTAAGGAAAATAATACCGACTCTTTACAGAAAACATATAACAAGGCAATCGATTTCTGTATAGAAGAGAGTATTGAATACATTGTGATATCACATGATGATATTATATTTGAAAATGTTACAGAAAGTAAACTACTGGAAAATTTTGATAGGTACGATATGTTTGGAGTGGCGGGAGCTACTCAATGTAAATTTAATAAACCGGCTCTATGGCATTTAATGGGTGGTGGGGTTCAAGGCAGAGCGTTGAGAGGTGCGGTGGCACACATTAATGGTAAGAAGAAAAATATGACTGCATTTGGCCCTTACCCATCTCGAGTTGTGGTAGTAGACGGGGTATTCCTCGCAATTAGTAGGAAGGTTTTTGAAAAAATACGATTTGATGAGGATTGCCCTGCTAAGTTCCACATGTATGACTTGGACTATTCTCTCGCTGCTCATAATGCGGGATTTAAAGTGGGTGTGAGCGATATATTAATTACACATGAGTCACCTGGATTAACAAAAACGACTGATGAGTTTAAGAGGGGTGAAGATTGGTTTTTAACAAAGTATAAGTAGTTAATTACTTGGTTAAGGTCAGTTGATTTACTCTCATATGATAATACACTATATCTGTGAGTAAATTAGATCTAGATTGGATGGAGAATGTTCTTATTTTTAAGAGCCTCACCGATAGTGGTTATTTAGCATCTATATCGGATGTTGTACAACCAGAATACTTTAAAAACAAAGCAATTGCTGATGTTTTTTCCATAATTAAAGCGTTTGCTGAAAAGAGAAACAAACTACCAACTATTACTGAAATTAAATCATATCTTGTTTCAGATGACCAAAAAACAGCCTTCAAAACTTTAGTTCAATCATTCCAAGATTTAGATAAAGTTCTAGATAATGATGAATTATATGAAAATACAGAACGATTTCTTAAAGAGAAGGCTGTATATCATACCATGCTCTCCGTAGCTGAAGATGTTTCACGAGGTATAGTGGATACATCAGATGTATTACAAAAATTTGAAAAGTCCTGTAATATAAGCTTAGTTACAGATTTAGGTTATGATATGTTTGGTGATGTTGAATCACTAATCAGTGATCTTAATTCTGTAGAAAATTATATACCATCAAAGTGGGAGTGGTTAGATGAGCATTTAGGTGGTGGGTTTTTAGAGACGGGTAAAGCCTTATATGTTTTTGCAGGTGAAACAAACATTGGTAAATCTATATTTTTAGGTAACATTGCGACCAATATAGCTAAACAGAATAAGAACGTCTTGTTAGTTACCTTAGAGATGTCAGAGCTTCTATATGCTCGGCGAATATGCTCGAATGTTACTAAAATACCAATGAAGGAGCTAACATCAAATACACCTACTATTAGAGATGTTATTAATAGGGAGGAAGGTAAAATTTTTATTAAAGAATTTCCACCAGCTACTATTACACCCACACAGTTAAAAGCATTTGTTCAAAAATTTAAAGAACAGGGTATTAAATTAGATGCAATTGTGTTAGATTATTTAAATCTACTCCATTCTCCTGCTGGTGCAAACTCTTATGAGCGAATTAAAATTGTAACAGAACAAGTACGTGCTATGTCATATTTGTTTGAGTGTCCAATAATTTCAGCTACACAGTTAAATCGAACAGGTTTTGATCAAGATAATCCTGACTTGGCAACTATTTCAGAGTCAATTGGATTAGCTGCGACCGCAGATGTTATAGTATCGATTTATCAGAGTGAAGAAGATAGAGAGGTTAACCTGATCCGGTTAGGTATGATGAAAAACAGATATGGTGCTAGAGGAATGACACAAGCAATGAGTATAGACTATCCTACACTAACAATCGATCAAGCAGATGATATTGATCTAGAGGATGATGCAGATAGTACTCTTAATGCATTGGCTGCCATGGCATTATGATAAGTTGGTAATAAATAAATAAGTGAATGTCCTTGTATTTGCAAATACATCTTTAGATGGAGCATGCTCCACCCTACTAATTAAGTGGTTGTATAAGGAGAAATTACGTGAGTTCATTATAGTTGAAGCAACTGAAACAAATATAGTTAATGAAATTAACTCTAGGCAAAAACATTTTAACAACTATGATAAAATATTTGTAATCGGTTTATGCTTATCAGAAGTACAAATTAGAGAAGTAGATAAACACTCCATAGTGGTTTTTGATCATCATGCATCACATACACGTCTACTACATAATTATAACAAAAGTAAGGGTATTGTTGAAGAGAGTACATCTTGTGCATCTTTAATACAAAGTAAGTTTAAATCAGCTATTAATATTAGCCCAGAACAAGAGCTCTTGTTAAAATATGTTGATGATTATACTAGTTTTAATTTAAAATATAGTGACTCATTAAAGTTAAGTGCCATATTCTTTACATATAATAGACCAAAAGTATCTAAGTTTGTTGAATATTTTGAAGATGGTATGCGACCTTATACTATCCAAGAAAAAAACTCAATTAAGATATACATCAAGCAATTTAAGGAGCAGTTAGAAAATAACCCAAATTTTGGTAATATTAAAAATTATAAAGCGGTTGCGATCTTTGCAAACAACCTAGTTAGCAATATTGCGCACTATATTATATCAAAATATAGTGCAGATATTGGTATAGTTATTAATTTAGATACAAATAGTGTATCATTTAGACGATGCACACATTGTGATATTGATGTTAGTATACTATCAAAAACATTCTGTGAGGGTTCCGGATCAATTTGCGCTTCCGGTGGTAAACTTACACCGCAGTTCGCGAACTTACTCAAAGATTTTAAACCATGCTAGAGACCAGTACACTTACCCCATCGGCTACATTGGTACAAAATGAAACAGAACATCTATTATTATGCTTTTGTACATATTGCGGCCTTTTAAAAGGAAAAAAGCTATCATTACAGAATGTGTTTGTATTAATATTAAAAGATAGGCGACTACGTAATATTCTTAAAAAATTACTATCAATAGATAACAATTATGAATTATTTAAGGCGTTTTTAAGTTTTGAACCATCTATCGCCGACTCAAAATATATTACCAAATTTCTTAATACACAAAAAAGTATAAAATTATGATTTCATCGCGTGAGGAGTCTGTATATAATAGCTATTTATATGCGTCTCGAACAAGTAAGAATAAGCCATTTAGACCTCGACGCGATTTTGCAAAAATGGCGGATCAAGATATGTTATATCTTAAGAAAACAACAGCCTTTCTACAACGATATAATCATATCAATCTAAGTGATTGGTTTATTGCTCCATATAAAGTATATGGTATGGATGAATATTTTGATTTGCATTTTTATAATACTCGTAAAGCGCTTAAGTGCTATACAACGTATATTAAGCAACGTGAAATTGAAGATCCAGATAATGTTGATGCTATTGATAGATTCAAGAGCAGTTTACATTTTATATATGATTACTGCCATGAAAATAAAATAACACTGGAAGCATATATTAACGAATTTACAGGTAATTTACCTACATTTTTGCAACATATAAAAGAACATAAAATAAACTTTTATATGTTGCAAACACTGGAAGTAGAGCCTATATTAAGAAAGATAGAGCCTTCGATACTTAATTTTATTGTTAGCGATTTCTGGTCTGTGTTTGTACAGACTCGCACCAAATTCTTAAGTTCTAAGGTTCTAAAAGTAAAAGCAAGAAAAGGTATAAACCTAATAAAAACAAAACTAACAGTAGAAAACAACCAACTATAATATATAATATAAAAAATATGAGTACATTTAATACATCAATGTTCGAGTCAATTAAAGACGCACTAGTAAGTGAAAATCAAAGCCAGTCAAAATATAATGAGATAATCTCATGCAAGGTGGGTAATACATACTCTATCAGGTTGCTACCATTTGGTAAGTCTCCAAAAGATACATTTTTCCACTACTACAATCATGGTTGGGTATCCTTCGCTACTGGTCAATATGTTCAGGCTCTATCACCACAAACGTTTGGTGAGCGTGACCCTATCGCAGAAGAGCGGTTTCGATCACAACGTATGGGGACAGAGGAAGAGAAAGAACGAGCACAGGCAATCCGCCGGCAAGAAAAGTGGCTTGTTAATGCATATGTTATTGATGATCCAACGAATCCGGATAATAATGGAAAGGTTAAAATTCTTAGATATGGTAAGCAGCTACATAAAATTATCACCGCAGCAATTGAAGGTGAGGATGCTGAAGAGTTTGGCGCTCGTATTTTCGATCTAGGATCAGACGGTGTAACTCTGAAGGTAAAATGCGAGAAGCAAGGTGACTACCCAACGTATGTATCTTCAAGGTTTACAACAGCTGGTAAACTTGATCTCTCGGAAGAGCGTCAGAAAGAGATTTATGAAAATGTGTTTACATTGAAAGAGGTATTCCCGCTCCGATCGAGTGATGATCTAAAAGGTATGCTTGATGAGCATTATTTTTGTGAAACAGCCAGTTCGTCTAGTACATCAACTACACTCCCGGTAGAAAATACTCCACCCTTACAAGAGAGTAATCCGCCATGGGTCGATAACACAACATCTTCCACTCCAGTGGGTGCAGGGGTAAGTACCAGTTCGGTTGACGCTGATATTGATGAGCTACTAAAAGATCTATAATATGAACCAAGAAGATAAAAATGCCGTTCTACAATTTATGGGTCAAGTGTATGGTGAATCCAAAAAAAATGATGGTATGTTGATTAATCAGTCAACAAATCTCAAACCTAAATCTGATGAACTTAAACAAGTATTCGAAAAAACACTTCAAACTAATATACAGCAGCGCCCTCAACATATTTCGCCGGCTCCACATGTGGGGCCGGCGGTAATGGCGCCATCTGACGCGCCAGCATATGCTAGCACTCCCACTCTAGTAACACCAGAACAAGCCGCAGCTGCACTAGCAGAGACAGTAGTATCGGCTCCGCTTCATCCATTACCGGTGGTGCATGAACAGGACCACGACACCTCGAATCAAGAACAGCTAGAGTTTGATCTTACCGAGCCTAGTAAAATAGATAAGCTGCTGGATTTAATTAAGGATCAGACTAGAATCATATCAACAATTAATAAAAATATTGAATTAATTGCTAAGAGTATGAATACAACATCTAAACCCTCAACAACTAAACATGCTAAAGGTAACAAATAGGCTGCAATTTTTACAGTACTTAGATTCTGTCGCAAAAATTAATGATAGTGCTATTTTTGAAATTAATCCTGAGGGTATTAGCTGTTTAGTAGCATCTATTGATAATACGTTAATCTTATATACAGAGTATAAAGAGCCACAAGATATAACTACAACTATTAATGTACCTGATATTAAAAAACTACATAGAGTTATTGATACAATTGATGGCAATAGCTTTAATTTAGTTATTAGTAATAATAACCTACAATATAAAGGTGTAAATGTTAAGTTTAAATACCATTTATTTGAAGATGGGTTTTTAGCTAAACCAGGTCTCAACTTACAAAAGATTAAGGATTTTAGCTATGATATTAAATTCAATGTAACTAAGTCACTATTACAACAGTTGTTTAAAGGCAGTACTTTTGCATCTGAAACTAATAAAGTCTATTTTTACACTGAAGATGGTAAGTTAAAGGCAGAGTTAACTGATCGATCTAGACATAATACTGATGTGTTTGCTATAACTATTATAGATGGTGTAGATTTTAAGCTAGAACCACTACCAATTAACTTCGATAATATCAGACTACTAACATCTGTTACAAATGAATACCAATTTAACATTAATACTGAGTATGGTGTTGTTGTTGTTGAAAATTGTAGCGATACCACTAAACTAAAATATATTATCTCATCTTTAACACAATGATTAATAGACATGGAAAAAATAAGCTCAAGACTGCAGGATATTTTATTAAAAGGCTTCGAGATAGTGGGTTCGAGACAATCCGAATTTTTAATGGTTATAATGATAGCGATCCACGTAAGTGGACTATATTAATTGACCCAAAAAATACAGCTGTTTTTGTAACATGCTTCGAAAATACACCTTTTAAGGGTGAATACTTATTTACCTTTGAAGATGGTAATCAGAGATTTCGTTCAGGTTATAGTCTTAAAACAGATTCAATTGAAGTTGTAGTTAATAAATTGCTTACTTGTGGTGTAGATCAACTAAAACAACCTAAATAGTATTAATGAATGATATTGATGACCATGGTAATGATTATGCCGCTGGGGATAATGACGAACTAAAAAATCTCATTGAAGCGGCTCTATCTGACGCGATTAGTAGCAGTTCGAAAAAAGAATATGCGGATTATAATAAGTTAGTAGGTGTGGTTAAATCAATTGTAGCTGAATATCTGGACAGCTTTATAGTTATAGGTTATGATTTTGATGGTAAGGTAGTTGAACTTCAATCAGCTAGCAATTCACAGCAAAAGGATGCATTACGTACACTATGTTTGAAGTATCTTTGCTTTAAAACTGGTTATGCTATACCAGGTGTTTATGAGAACGAAGGCGATCTGTAAAATTCGTGAAGCATATGCGATTGAGACCGGGGATTACGCCGGTCAGGTATTTGTTGTTATAGACATAGGTGAAACCGTAGGCTGTTTAAGCTTACCTAGCATGGATAATGTTCATATACCTAAAAAATCGTTTATTTCCGGAAGGAACACCGGTATAATAACATTAATAGAGAGAATACCTAGGTCAACCTTTAAAGTCTCTAAAGCACAATATATTAAAAATGAAAACCTTAATCATAGACGGAAATAATTTGGTTCATAGATGCTGGTGGACGGCAAAGAAGGTTGCTGGTGAAGATACCGGTCAATTAGATAATTTTCATATACACTTTACATTAAACGCAATTTTTTCTTATGTTAACAGATATAAGCCGACACAGACAATTATTGTGTGGGATGAAAAGCAGGGTAAAACACAAAACACTCGTAAAGTTTCATTTCCTGACTATAAAGGGAATCGGTCAGCTGACCCAGCACCTCATAAAAATAATAAGACTGTCACAAGGTTGTTAAACAGTGTAAGTATACCATCAATATACCCCTACGAGCGTGAAGCAGATGATATTGTTGCGTATATATGTAAAACGTACACAGGCTCTAAGGTTGTTGTTTCTGTTGATAGGGACTTTTTACAATTGGTTAATAATGATACAATATTGTTTGACCCTATTAGGAAACGGGAGTTTATTATTAACACATTTAAAGCAGATACCGGTTGGTGCAAAGAAGAGTGGTTAAAAGCTAAATGCTGTGAAGGTGATAAGTCAGATAATGTACCTGGTATCCATAGATTTGGTAAAGTTAAAATTAGAAAATGGTTGGATGGTGATTTACAACTAACAGAAGAGCAGCAGCAAATTATTGATAGAAATTTAACCTTGTTTAGCCTTGATGCTGTTATGCAGTGCGAAAGTGAATGTACCTATTATCAAGAGCAGTTAGATATACCTGTTGTATCTACGTGGGATAAATTTATTGCAGAGTGTGAGGAACGAGATCTAAAAAATATATTGAAAAAGCGGGATGAGTGGTATAATTTGTTTGTTATGGGAAACAAATTAACTCAGTTATTGGGATGATGCTACCAGAGGAGTTTGTAATTGTAAAGTTTTATGAACTTGGTTATAGACCGTTTTATAATAAATTTACAAACGTATATCAATGTGCGTGTCCTATTTGCAAAGAGGGTAAATCATTTAAGACAAAGCGCCGGTGTTACTATGTGCCTAAGAACGATAACATTTATTGTCACAACTGCGGCTATAGCTCTAAACCCTTAAAGTGGATAACAGAAGCATCCGGGGATACAGATGCAGATGTTATACGAGAACTTAGAGACTACATACCCTCGGCAGACGTGTTAGCTGAGGGTGTAACAACGGCTCCCACAGTTGTTACAGATACCCTACCTGAAGATAGTATTAACCTATCTGATAGCACGCAGGTGGAATATTACAAATCAAACGATGTTATACGCGCAACTAAACATCTTATAAAGCTTAGGCGTTTAGATACAGCTGTTAATAGGCCGACTAACTTATATGTATCATTAACAGATAAGGTTCATAAAAATCGGTTAGTGCTACCGTTTTTAAATGAAACAAATAATATTGAATTTTACCAGACTAGAACAGTCTTACCACGTGATAACAAAGTGAAGCCTAAGTATCTAGGTAGGGTGGGTGCTGAGAAAACCTTATTTAATATTAATAAAATTGATCAGACTAGTGATAGGGTTTATATTTTTGAGGGTCCTATTAATGCGTTTTTTACTAAAAACTCTGTAGCTGTTGCAGGTATTACAGAGCGCGGCAGATCATTTACAACTAGACAGCAACAACAACTAGATACAACTCTTAAATTATTTAAGAGAGTATGGATTTTAGACTCTCAATGGATAGATCAAGCGTCTCTTATTAAAACAGAAGCGCTACTACAGCAAGGTGAGAGTGTATTTGTTTGGCCGGAGAGGTTTGGTAAAAAGTTCAAGGACTATAACGATATTGCAATGTTTTATGGTATAGATGAAATTAAGGAGCATTTCATCCAAAAACACACCTATAGTGGTCTAGAGGGAATTGTTAAGCTGTCTGTAATTAAACGATATAGTTCAGATCAATCAACTAGTCGTTAAGTCTACTTTTTGGGTTATACGTGGCGGAACGCTGGATTGTCAGTCTGTGATATATAACCTCTAAAAGATTCAGTTAACCCAGCTAGTTCTGTTGCGACACGTGTAATTTTACGTTGTTCAGATGCCTTCATGCGATCGAAAATTGTGTCTGGCTCAGATGCCGCAAGTGTAGCTTGAATAGAGTTCTGCTCTCCATTAAGTCTCTGTAAAAAACTATCCATTTCAGATACCCAACCTTCAAGCTGGGTTCTCATCTCGGCAGCATGCTGGGCATGCGCTCTAGATGCTTCTACGGCTGCATTATCACCACCAGTTTCAGGCATATCTGTATCTATATTAAAATCCTCCGAGTTTGTCTCATCATCCAAGGTATCTACAAATGCATCCTTTTCTAGATCATCTAAACTAGCTTCATCTAGAAGTTTGAAGAACCTTTTTTCGAACTTATTCATACAATTATTTATGCCAAGCATAAATATTTTAAGGATGAATATCAATAATTCTCCATATAGTACAGGTATTGCAAATAAACCTGTTAGCAGCCAATTAGATATAGACAGCCAAATCGCAAAATATAAAGAAGATGAATTAACTCAGAAAGCGCCTCCTATTTTACCTCATGAGTTGGATAATATTATTGCTGCTCTGGGAGACACATTTATTTCACTAACTCAATTAAGTCAGATGTTAGCGGCTGCAGCACAAAATGATGAGATTGATAAGCTAGGCATTAATAAGATTATTGATAAAGTTGATAATGCTAACCAAATTGTGCTTGCAATCTCAGAAGATTTGGATATACTAAAGGTATGATAAACATACTAGTGTCTTTATTTATAACATCAATAATCTCTACCCTTTTTGGTTTTGGTTTCAGTAGTATTGTTGGTTTTTGGCAAGCCTTTGCTATTGCTGCCGGTCTCCAAATAATTATTGCTCTTATATATAAATCATTTCGAATTGAGCAACAGAGTAGTAGTTCTAATGATGTAGAGCAACAGTTTAATGACCTATTATCATTAAGCACTATTAGTTTTACATGTCCGTGTAGTAAATATACATTTACTGAGGAGGTATTTGCTGGTACAGTAAATATATTTAAATGTCCTGAGTGTAATAGTAATGTTAAAGTTAATCTAAACGCTTCAACTGTACTACAAACTAATGTTTTAAACACCGATATTACAAATGATGTTCAGGCAGTGTTGGAGTCAAATGTAGATAGTGAGTCTGTGAAGGAAATCTAATATAATTATATTAGATATGAAAACATTTACATTTGAACTAAAGGATGGTAAAACTAAAGTAATGGAATTTGATGAATTTGTGAGGTGGGCCTGTTTGATTGAAGGTATTCAAAAAGTTGATGAAAAATTACAACAGGTGAACGTTCCTGACTCAGATAATAGCTGGGTTAAACCACTAGCATTCGAAAAATATATTAGGGAGAGATTTCCCGCAATGAAGCATGATCTAACTGTGGAAGCAACCTTAGGTACCATATAATATATTATGTAATATACAATGCTAGCTGCTCGATAGTCAATATTTACCAAAAAAAGGTATACCGGTTAACCGGTATACCTTTTTTTGTTTAACTACTAGAAGGTGTTGGTGTTATTGAAGGTGTTGGTGTTATTGAAGGAGTAGGTGTTATTGATGGTGTAGCAGTAACTGACGGGGTAGGTGTTATTGAAGGTGTTGGTGTTATTGAAGGTGTTGGTGTTATTGAAGGAGTAGGTGTTATTGAAGGAGTAGGTGTTATTGAAGGTGTTGGTGTTATTGATGGTGTAGCAGTAACTGACGGGGTAGGTGTTATTGAAGGTGTTGGTGTTATTGAAGGTGTTGGTGTTATTGAAGGTGTAGGTGTTATTGACGGGGTAGCAGTAACAGATGGTGTTGGTGTTATTGACGGAGTAGCAGTAACAGATGGTGTTGGTGTTATTGACGGAGTAGCAGTAACTGAAGGTGTAGGTGTTATTGAAGGTGTTGGTGTTATTGATGGTGTTGGTGTTATTGATGGTGTAGGTGTTATTGATGGTGTTGGTGTTATTGACGGAGTAACTGTAACTGATGGTGTTATAGATGGTGTGGGTGTTATAGATGGTGTTGGTGTTATTGACGGAGTAACTGTAACTGATGGTGTTATAGATGGTGTGGGTGTTATAGATGGTGT